GGTTGAATTAGTGAAAACTATATTTGACGTTGCTACTGAAACCCGAGAGCAAGGGATAGCTAACTACATGGCGGATTTACAAGACTTATATTCTAAAAAAGTATGGATGCTTAGAAGCATCCTAAAGACGGCAAGGGCATAACAATGAGAAGCACAGAAATATTCAAAGAAAACATCAAAATCCTCAAGCCAGCGGTGACTAGAAAGGTCGCTGATAAAGATCCTGCTCGTGAAGCACTTCATTACACAATAACCCATCTTCTTAGAGAAATTCTTGACGAAGATTCAACTATCCCTGACCTTTCCGGCATTCGTCGCGGTCCATATGCTGATGCACTCGTCCAGAAGGTACACAAAGAATTTGCTATGCCGCATGATGTTAGATGGGAAAAACTAGAAAAAGTAACCTGGGCAGATATCAAAAGTCGATCACCCAACTATGTAATCATTCAAGGCCAAGACGGCATGGGTGCAGTTAAGTGGAATGGTTCTAAATGGGAAGCCATGTTGTCTAGTAAAGAGGGCATAACAAGAGATTCCGACGCTAGTATTAATACTTTGTTTAAAGAAATCAAAGAACGAATCGGCAAAATCACAGCCCAATGGGGTGCGATCGGACAGGGTAGGCAGGCATATCGCGGGGCTTCTGATAATAGAACAGGAGAGGTAGACAAAAAACGTGCGCTGCGTAAGGGGCGCAGAGAGGTCGTCGTCAACCCAAACACGCTAGATCCGAATGCAGGTTCAGCCCACAACACTGAAGTAATATTACGTAAACTGCGTCCTGTTTACCTGAGATATATAGAGCAATCAATCGCGGATGTTAAGGGTGTCGTCGGCATGGCATTAAAAAATGATGCTTACGATAAAGTGTCAAAAAAGATAGCAATCCTAAATGGTTTACAGCAGGTAAAACAGGAATTACTCAGCGATCCAAATGATGTCCCCTCTAGAATAAAAGAAAGATTAAGACCTGCATTGTATTTGACAGCAAGTCATTATTATCCAGAACAAACAGGTAATTTTGCTTTAGGCGTAGACAGATATAGTAGAAATCAGCCGACAAGCATGGGTGGTGTGAGCCAAGTGATCGCCGACATCGCAGCCGGTGATCAAAAGAAACTGATTACTCTTATGAATTTCCTAAAACAATCATTGCTGCACCCATAAGAAGGCTAGACATGAAACAATTATCAAGAACTAACTTATCAGAAGCCAATCCAGGAGAGAAGATTCTCAAAGATCCTAAGATGGCAAAAATGCTGGCACTCGCCGTGAAGCACGATCACACTTTTCCTGGTCCTGCGCTAGCAAGATTGGGTCCTAAGCCAACCGACGAAGAGGTAGTCAAGCTATGGAGTGAACTGATCGATAGAACACTAGCTAACACTAACTACGGAGACTTGTCAAGAGACGGTAAGTTTGATAGTTGGCTAACAAAGTTATACGTCAATCACGCTAACGACTACGAAGACATCAACGGAGAAGGCGGGGATGCTTTGGGTTCTTGGAAAGCATTGAGTGTTCGCAACTTGCTTGACCCTGCGGATCAAGATTTTAATCGTTTCTCAACTATTACCCAACTACAAGGTGTTGTTCGTAAAGAAAAGTATCGTGAAGCATTAAGAAAAATTGCCAATGCTGAAAAGATAGCAGCTATGAAAAAGGATGCCAAGCAAGTCGTTCTTATTGATGATGACAGATATTATGTTATTGTTCCGTTGAACTACGGCTCTTGCTATATCTTTAATAATGCTGAAGGTGCACAAGGGCAGTTCTGCACAGGAAGTAGTACTGGTCTAACTTGGTTCGAACGCTATTCAAGAGATGGACCTATCATCAGTATTATTGATAAAAATAACATGAACGATAATAACGGCAAGTGGCAGATGCACACTTCAACTGGTCAATTAAAGAATGCTGTACAAGATTATCGTGTAGGTGAAGAACAATTCGCTGATTTATTTCCTGGCTTGATGAAGAAAATCGCCGATGCACTATCGTCACGTTCAGAAGAATTAAAGAACGCATCTGACCAAGCAGGGATCGCCCGAGGCGGGTGGAACATCCCTGCAGAAATTGAAAGAATCAAGCGTAATTATCCAATTGCATACAACAGTAAGTCAGAGGGTGATGATGCTACTCCGGAACAGTTGGATGATTTATTCGGCCGTGATAGAGGATAATTCTAATCATGCGGGCCCGGGAATTCCTGTTTGAGTATGATCGTAAGAAAACCGCTCAGACAATCTCTGGAAGTGAGAAAGCTGAAAAAGCTGTAATTGCCGACCGCGGTGATGTGGGTCCTCTTGATCAGGTGCGAAGCAGTCTGATAAGTCTTCGGATGGATAGACCCGTAACTATTCCAGGTGATCAAGATGCTTCATCTTCTGATTACCGAGAAAAGTCCGGCCCCCTCATCAAAGACCCTGCAGTCAGAGCGAGATTTCTAGAAGACTTGCTGAGTGTCATCGAAACAAAAGATCCTACTCCAAATAAAATATATACCCCTTGGTTAGCAAGAATGTATGTCAGCGGTGATGTCAAGTTAGAAGACTTAAATCGTGGAAATATATTGGGCATCTACGATATTGGTAAAAGAAGACGTATGATTAGTCCAGAACACAATGACATCAACGTTTTCAAGTCTTATACCGACTTTGAAGAAACAATGCGTTTGGGCTATGATCTGGATGCCATAGATAACACTGAGAAAAAAGTACAAGAAAAAGGTCAAGCATCTAAAGTCTTTGAAAACGGTGATGTACTTGTCGTTGTTCCACACGATGAAGCCGCTGCTTGCCGCTACGGTGCTGAAACACACTGGTGCACTGCTGCTACTAAAGGTGAGAACTACTTTAATCATTACAGTCGGCAAGGTAAGCTGTATATTATTATTCCAAAGAAGCCAGAGTATGACAAAGAGAAATACCAACTGCACTTCCCTACAGGTCAATTCATGGACGAGAATGATTCTGAGATATCTCTATATCATTTACTGACTAAAAGATTTCCAGAATTACTTGAATTCTTTTATAAGAATGAACCTGAAATAAAAGAATCAATAGAGTTCACACCTGATGAAGTGTTGCAAACGTACATTGATCAGATCGCAACGATTGCCCAAGAGAAGATGTGGGAAGTAATATTTGAATGGGAACAGAATGACGATTATTACTACGGTGAAATGCAAAAACAATATGGCGACGATGACGGTGAAATTGATTGGGATAAAGTTCAGAACGCCGGTGACGATTATATAAGGTGGAATGACGAGGCTCGCAGATTTAGTATTGGAATGCAAGACGCAATTCGGCCTTCAGCAGAATATTTACAGAGGCATTTGTACCGTTTAGTAGATACTGAAGATTTTAGCAGTATGCTACCCTCTATTGCTGATCTAACAGATGTTATTGCTGCAAACATAGAGAAGGAATTTCCTCCAAGACGAGAGAACGATGGTGGAATGGCAGACTTTGTTAAGAGAAACATCAGCATGAAAAGAGACGGTGGTACTTGGACGGCCAGTCGGTCGATATCTCGGCCGAGAAGATGGTGAAATTATGAGATCATTTGAATTTATAACTGAATACAGGTCCGTAGAAGTGGGTAGAGTGCTTGATCTCACCCTCACTAAGAACTATCCAGATTATTCTGTTCTCAACGGTAAGATACTTGATGTTTCTCCTAAAGGGAAATACAAGATAAAGATCGTTGCTGCTGAAGTAATTCCTGGAAGGAAGACAGCAGTAAAAGTCGGGGATACCGTCGCCATCGACTCATACTTCCTCAAGCAGGCATTGAAAGAATCAGTATTAGAAGAAGACTGGAAGAAAACATTAGGTGCTATCGGTGTCGCCGGTGCTTTGGCTGCCGGCGGACCGAACACGATGCAACCTAAGACTGCTCCCGAAGTTAGACCTAAGCCGGCAGTAGCTTCTACTGTTGCTCCCGCTGAAAACCCTGACGTAAGCATATTAGCACAGACCATGTGGGGTGAAGCTCGCAGTCATGGCGCTATCGGGATGCTAGCTATAGGGAACGTCATCAAGAACCGCGCCGAAGCAAATATGAAAAGGTTTGGTTATGGCATTCGCGGTGTCGCGCTCAAACCAAAGCAGTTCAGTTGCTGGAATGAGGGTGATCCTAATAGAGATCGTATTAAAGAAATGTTGCAGTATGATAGACTGATTAATCTTAGACAATCTCCAGATGGCACTCCCTTTGATGAATGGTTTGCTGAGTTTAAAAATTCCGGGGATTACATGGATTACGAAGCTTGGTTGTTAGCTAAAGACCTTGCAAGAAAGATCATAGCTGGTAGAGCGTCCGATCCTACTAACGGTGCAGTGTACTATCATACTACAGATGTCGATCCGGCATGGAATGCCAATCTTGATCATGTAGCAACTGTTGGCAATCACCTATTTTACACATTATCGGAAAACTTGTCAGAGTACAAAGTAGACAACGTAGAAGGTTTGGGTTCAGTTCCTTATAATCAAAATGTTGATTATTTTGGCTTGCGTGTTCTGATGAAGCCTAGCACATTCTTGAATCTAGCTTTACCACTTAATGAACCTAGAAGCGTAGAGTATATCGTGCAACACCTGAAAAATGGCGGAGCATTGGGCGCACCTTTTCTAGATGTCAAAATCCCTGCTGACTGGGAAGAAGATGACTTTACTCATCCCGCTAGCATCTCCGGGCACGAAGGACGCAACCGTATGCTAGCCATTCAAAAACTAGAAGGTGACGACCCTGTAGAAGTTCATCTACTGCTTAAAAACGGTTGGAGAGCTAGGAACCTGACACCCGACATGATCAAAGAGATGCAAAACGGGATGATGAATCAATCCCTTAATAGATACGTGACGGGCCCTCTGTTTTCTGTTATCGCTAAGAAGATCGCTAAGAACTAGCTAAGAAGATGAATTCATTGAAGAATTCGCTCACGAAAGATCGCTAAGGAAGTTCCATTCGTGGCCTTTACGGGTTATTTACACCTTTGATAACCCAAAAATCTGCGCTCATTCTAGTGTTCTGTATTACCTGATACGGCATATAGAAGTATCCTCTATCGCCCCAATTGGTTCCCCAGCTATTTTTGACAATGAAGTGTTGAGTAGAATTGTTGTATCCTACTAGAAGCACCGCGTGACCCCCTAGGACTCTCTCCGAGCGGGTATTAGGATAGGGCATGACAGCAGTAGTACGCGACCAGTTGCCGCTCATGAAGCTGCTGTAAACAGTGAATCCGACAATAACCGGATACCCGTTCGATAGTGCATCAATGCAGGCGTTGAAGTTAGCAGCACGTTCATACCGCGTGACCTTGCGCTTTGACGCATCCATGACAGCAGGACGAGAAGGAGCTGACCTAAACTTGGATATGTTATAGGGCCATAAGTTTTCTAATGGTGCGCCCCATCGGTTTGTAGCTTTGATTCCATCTCTGATGTATGCCCCGCTATCGTAGTGGACAGTGCCAATCAGCAGGCGTTCGTAGTAGTAGATGAACAACCTGCTAACTTCGTTCACGATTTTGTTTTTCTTGTTGATCAATTCAATCGCGCTGGCAACAGCCTGTCCCGTGCAGCTACCCAAGCTACCCTGATCTTCTACGGGTGTTGCAAATTCTCTCAAATCAACGGTAGACGGTGTTTTGGCAGTGGTTGGTCGATAGAGGTAATCTCTACTGTCAGGCTTGTCACGAACCCAATGAAATTTATCAATGTCAATCGGTAATTTAGCCGGCTTAAGCACGATGGGAATACGATGTAGTCCTGGATCTTGTGTCTCGTCGACCACAGCGAATGGGTATTTCATGCCTGCTCCGATTTGTATTGGGGTTGCCATATTATACTCCGTAGCGTGATCTAGTGATTGTGAAGTTTTGATTCAACTCTGAAGGACTCAATGCACGATTGTAGATCAGCACCTGGCCTATGTTGCCTCGTAGATAATTTCCAAATCCTGAAAAGTCCAAGCCAATCAGGATGTCTGCATTGTTGCCTAGATATGTTCCTATCGAGTCTGTGGCCTGTAGCACACCGTTGTACCAAATGTTGCGAGTGGCGCCGTCCCACTGACTCACCACATTCATCCAGTTAGTAGTCGGACTACTAGGTGTCCAAGAATTGCTAATCAGTGGTTCGGGTTCTCCGGGGTTATTAAACCACCCAACAGCCAAATAACCAGTGTTGGTTGCTACGAAAGTATTTAAGCCATCGTAAGTAGGTACGCTGCCTATCTGTGCTATGGTATGATTGGTATCGCCGCCGGGCCAGTCTGTGGGAAATTGTACCCATGTACTGACTGTGTACGGAGTGCCGCCGGTTGGTATGTTTGTGCCGGAAGTTTTGCTAAAGTAGCCGGTGGCTCCAGTTGTGAAATAACCACCACCTGAACTGGTATAAGAGATATCACCCGAGTTTTGCATTGAAACATCATTGCCATTGCCGCTTAGGTCATACCAGGTTGTGCCCGATCCTGGGTAACTGGCCACAGCAGCAGCGTCTAGATATAGTTGTAGTCCTGACTGTACAATTGGTGTAGCACCAATTGAAATGCCGCCGCCTATGTTAATTCCTAGTCCTACTGTTAATGACATGATATTTCTTCCTCTTTAGAATGGATTGTCAGTGCTTGTTGCTACAGAATTAACATTGGTAACAGTAAACGCATTCGTTGACGCATCTAAGAAGTAATCGGGAGAAGCGGTGTTCAATAACAGTTGAGTCTGTCCTGGAGTGATTGCTGAAATATTTGTACCACTACTTTGAGTAACCGTTAACGGTGCTGTCGGTACTGTGAAATTACCAGTATAAACTGCAACGCCCTTAACCACACGTAAGTTTGATAGGTTACCCTTGAAGCGTGAGGCATTGTCTCCAACGGTAAAGCTACCAATTAAAGTAGCTGCTCCAGATGCGGCCATCGCCCCGGGGTTTCCAGTTACTGCACTATTCCCGTTAACATATAAAGTTACCGCATTGGATCCGTTGTAGACCATAGCTACGTGGTACCAGTTGTTTAGAGAAAAGGAAGCAGAAGTCTGTAGGAATCCACCGCTACTCTGTGCAATTCCAAATCTACTACCGCTGTAAAACATTCCCAAAAATCTAGAGATAGAATCTTGATTGTAAATCCCATAGGTTGCGCCGAAGTCGACGACACTAGTTGGATATGCAAAACATTCTACTGTCCAAGCACCGGCGTTCTGATCAAATGCTGAATTATTGGGAATAGAGAGATAGTTAGTACGGTTGAAAAGTAGACTACCTTCTTCCGCGGGGGGCGGTGGAGGAGGCGGTGCTGCTACCAGCGTGATTCCAGCTCCTATTTGTATTCCTGGTCCTAAGATGATTGGTGATGACATGATATTTCTCCTTGTTTAATTCTATTTATCTTATTAAGTGTGAATCTATTATATAGTATTTTTGGTTCATCGATTAACCAATGCGCCAATTGGTGCCATCGCTCCAGATCGGTACAGTATTAGAGCCGCCGCCGCCCACTATTGCGCCAAAATTATCGGCTGCTACTAAGTTTGCGTTATTGATGAACGCTCGTTGTCCTACTGGTGTTATTGCTGGTAGAGCAGAAAATTCAACTACTGTGCTCCTGAATGTAGTCGCAGTAACTACATTGGCGCCGCTTATGTTGCCTGTTACTGCAAGTGAGATTAGTGTACCTACACTCGTGATGTTTGGTTGTGCAGAGTTGACTACTGCTTGAGCAAGGTTAGCTTGGGCAGCTTGAACAAAGTTTAAACCCCCTGCCCCGCTTAGGATAAGATTACCGATGATCTGTAAGTTTGCTTTATAGGTGACATTTGCTGTCACATCTACTACAGGCACGATAGATGTGTAGGATAGATTTGCACCTATGTTAGTTAAACTCGTAATCTTAATGTTATCAATCATTCTTGAAATCCTATAATGTTTATAATCTGCCGACTACGATTTCAATCACGCCGGCATTGAGATCAAAGTTTTCTAATGCTTTACCGATGACTTGGCCTAAACGAGGCTCGCCACAAGCTACTGCGTAGCCACTGCCTGCGCTGATCATCATGTCACCTTTTCTAACAATACCCTGAACTTTACAAGGCACTCGACCTTGCAGCGCAATTGCTACTGCGATATCAGGGCAACCAGAATTCATCGCATACGCAGGGTTTGTTGATACTACGCCTGCAACTCTAGTCGTTGCATCTTCCGCAAGGGTAACTTCGCTGTCACCGCCAAACATGAGAACAGTTCCCGGCTCGTATTCTGCGTCGGCTTGATAGTATTCTGCTAAGTCAGCGTAAGTAGCAACCAATCTTGAACCAGCAGAGAGCGACCAATTGCCTGTGATCGTGCCTGCTGTCGTGTTTGCGCCGGTGCTTAATGTAGTCAATGCTCCCAACGTTGTAATGTTGTTTTGAGTTGCACCCATGACAGTCGTTGCTTGTGACACTGTACCAGTAACATTAGCACCTGCAATTGCAGTCAGTGAACTACCAGTACCAGTTACTAGCAGATAACTAGCTGCTGCTGTTCCACCTAAGAATGCAGAGTTGTTTGCAGTAGGGACAGTACCAGTAACATTGGCTCCGGTGATACTTGATAATGATGCCCCACTACCGAAATGATTACCTGTTAGATTAGCCCCGCTTATGTTGCCCGTCACACTTAATGATGTTAGTGTACCAACAGATGTGATGTTTGGTTGTGCATTAGTTGTGACTGTCGCGGCAGTTGTAGCTGTTCCGGTAGGAACCCAGCTTAGATTTCCGGAACCATCAGTAGATAAGACTTGCCCAGACGAACCACCTGTAATTCTTATATTTGCGTTGGAACCCAATGATACATTGGATCCAGTGAAACTTACATTGCCGGAGACGCTGAGATTAGCCAATGTACCAACAGATGTGATGTTTGGTTGTGCATTAGTTGTGACTGTCGCAGCCGTAGTTGCAGTAGCAACTGCACCCGATACGTTGCCGCCAGCAATATTAGTTAGATTTGCACCCGATCCGACATACAGGGTAGCAGTTAATGTTCCTGTAGTCTTGTTATATACAAGACCCGAACTGCCTGCTAATACACCTGCGTCATTAAATTGTACTTGGGTGTTGACGCCGCCGGGTGTCGAGTTACCAACACTTACGCTATTAATGTTTGTGCCGCCTCCAGTGACAGCAGCATATCCCGCAACAGCAGAAGTGAATGTCATCGTCAGCGCATTGGCGTTAGTATAGTTAATTGTCGGATAATCATAACGACCAGTATACGAATTACCATTAGCGTCAATTGCTTCAACTGTTACATATTGTCTGTTAAGATTGTGAGTAACCGTCCAAACCGTGTTTACGGACCCTTGCGTATGTAAATAATATCCGCCGTTTGGATCAGTCCAACTTAAGTTACCTGCACCGTCAGTTTTTAAAATCTGATTAGCAGAACCTCCGCTGATATACACGTTACCTACAGCGTTGAGATTACTTCTACCTGTAACGTTCAATGTTGCTACGTTAGCGTTCCCACTTACCCCCAAGGTACCGGTTACGTTAGCACCGGATGCGTCTACAGTTAAACGAGTAGACCCATTAGGGCGGAACCCGATTGTAGCGCCATCTAAGTTCAGACTAGTGTAGGCAGCTGTACTTCGGTTGTAGCCCTGAAGGACTACCCCCGAACCGGGGAGGACCTCTAGACCTGCGTTTCCTGCCTGAGAGCCACCAACTACCAGGGCAGCGGAGGGGTTCGTGGTGTTGATGCCGACGTTACCGCTTGAAGTCGCCAAGAATGTATTTCCTGAAGTAGTCAACGAAGTCAGCGTACCAACAGATGTGATGTTTGGCTGTGCCGCAGTTGTGACAGTTGCAGCCGTAGTTGCAGTAGTTGCAGTAGCTACTGCACCGGACACGTTGCCGCCTTGAATGTTACTGATGTTGCCACCGTCACCTTGTAATTGACCAGCAGTTACTTTACCTGTTACAGTTAGTGAGCCTAACGTACCAACACTAGTGACATTTGGTTGTGCAGCAGTAGTTAGCGTACCTGTTAGCAATGAAGCTCCAATAGTACCTGAGTTAGCATAGACATTTCCGGCTGTTACATTTGCAGTAAAGATTCCAGATGAGGCTCCGATGTTCCCGACATTTGCGTTGCCTGAGATATTAGCAGTGCCGGCAATGTTGGCGCCAGTTCCAGTGACGACCACTATGTTCGCATTACCGGCAACACTAACAGTAACGTTTCCGTTAGTTAAAGCTCTTACATTGCTAGTTCCATTGGCGATATAAGAGAATGCAGGAACTTGAAGATTGGAGAGTAATCCCCCGTCTCCTGAGAAGAAATTTGCTGTTGCTAGATTTCCAAGATTTCCGTTTGCAGCAGTGATGTTTCCACTGAGCGTGATCGTTGATGGCAACTCAACTGTAATATTGCCCGATGATGTAACGGGACTATTTGATACGGTTAACGTGCTGCTGCTGATTCCGACTGAAGTTACAGTTCCTGTAGATACAGCAGAAATCTGAACAATTCCGTTAGGTGCTGAAAGCGTGATGCCGAGTCCAGCAGTCAATCTCACGACACCCGTGTTTGTTACAGTTATGTTACCGACAGTAGTAACCGGGCTGCTTGCAACTCCGATGCCTGAACCAGGGATTATTCCCACGCTTGTTACAGTACCGCTACTAATTGAATTAGCAGCAGAAGTTACTCTACCGTATGCATCAAACGTTACTGTAGGGGCAGTGTATGTTCCGGGAACAACGCCTGTTGTTGCTAGGTCAATGCCGATGTTCCCTGAAGAAACGATAGGTGAGTTAGTTACAACGATTCTACTTGTAGATACCGGAGCAAGACCTACGCTAGTAACAGTGCCGCTTCCTCCGCCGTTGCCGCCACCGGTTGACGAGATCGTCACGTTTCCGTTAGCTTGATTAATTGTTATGTTTGTGCCAGCAATGATATTAGTAACGCCGGTATTAGTGATAGACACTGTACCTGCGTTAGCGTTAGAATTCACGCTGATACCAGTAAGCGCCACAAAATTAGTATAAGGGCTAGCACAGGTGAATAAGGTTGTAAAGTTGTCTTCCGTCTTGTTGAAGGCTGTGTACAAGGAGTCGCTGCCTATAGATTCATTAGGCAATCCGATGTTAATTATTTGTTGACCGTTTATGCTCATTTCTCAGTCCCTATTGATAGTATTTATCAATTTGGGCTGAAATCACTTATCGGTTTAGGGTTCCCAAATCAGATTTTTAGAGCCTGTGCTTCTTGGCACGAAGCCTTGTTTCTTATAAAACTTCATGAGCTTTGCCTGAGATACTTGTCCTTTGTCCCAGGGATAAAGTGTAAGAGCAATACCGTCTTGTCGTGCTAGGTCTTGCAGTATCTTCATAGCTCTCCCACCTACCCCTTGTCTGAGCGGAGAGGCTTCAATCCATTTAACTTCTACTGCGCCTCGCTTGCTGAAACTAGGAACAAGCACAAACAATGCAAACTCCTGATCGTCCCCTTCTCCGCCTAGAGGCATGACATGCTTGTTTCCAAATTGCTGCGGGAACATGTCATATACTTTTTGAATCCAGGATTTAACTTTAGGGTCAGTTCCGCCGATTTTGATTCTTACAGGTTCGTCGTTCTCATCAATTTCTTGTTTGGAAACATCAATGATAGCATCTGCGGGAATATTGTCACCGTATATTAGATAACCTTCGGACTGACCGGTATATCTAAGTAGGTTTGGATTAAGTTTGTGTACATCAATCGCCAAAGCACTCTGATCCAATGGTTTGTTACTAAGATACACGAGTCCTTGTATCGGTTGCCTAAACCTAGAGCCGAGTTCACGCCATTCCTGCGGATTTCCCGGTACATATGCGTCAATTCCACCTGACATGTTAAGTGCCCTTCCACGCAAACTATGATATAAAATGTCTGGTACAGAAGTATTAGCACGACCCCGCCCGATAGGGATTTCAATGTTTTCGGTTACGGTGATAAACTCTCTAGCTCTCATCTCATCGTCCTTTTGTATACATTGATTTAACTGCTTCGGTATATCCTAGATCGATAACAACTGGTCTACCTTTATATTCTCCCCAGTTGGATGCAGCCATCAAATCGTCAACTAAAAGACCCGATGCGCTAACCAAAGTAGCAACCTCATTTACGTATTCAATGAAGGTATCCCAATCTTGTTCTGTTTGACCCGCCTGAAACATTCTTTCTTTAATGTTGGGTAGGTCAGGCTGATACGGTGAGCGATCACCTATCATGTATCGGACTGCATTTGTGAAATACATCATGCCCATCCAAGTCTTGTCACAGTGTAGTAATTTTCTTAACTTAGCGTCACTTACTTTGTTTGCTTTTTCGGTTTGAAGCCAAGTGGGTTGAGGATTTTGCTGGTCATAGTCAATCATAGGTATAACAATGTCTAACTGCCCTGCATACCCGTCAGTGAGAATATCAACTTCAGCTTGGTTCTGAGCCATTCCCTTCCTGTTTTTAGCGATCTTAAGCACGGTTTCACGCCCCTGATCGGGAATGATGAGTGCAACTCTACTAGACCCGCCCCCGAGCTTAGGGGCACGTTCTAGGGCATATTGTAAGCGACTCTTGAACGACTTGTCGTGCCCAAGTGCTGCTGGGTCCCAGTCGGTAGGAAGAGCCATCTCGTCTAGTTTAGGTTCACGATACATCTTGCCAGCACCTAGTGCGTAATCAATATCTCTACCTTTGCTTTCTTTGAAGCCAAATTTCTTATAGAATTTAACGAGTCTACCCCTAGAAGTAGTACCTTGTATCTTATCTTGTAAACCAGGAGTCAACGTGATGCGTTTACCATGCTCATCAGCATAGTCAGTCAGCATCGTCATAGCTTTAGTACCCAAACCCTGTCCCTGCTTATCTTTACCGACTACCAATGAAGCTAATACAATGGTATTTCCTTGATCGTAGAGGTTAAAGACTTTCAATCCTAGTTGAGATTGAATCTGATCACCTATTGAAGTAGTTGATTCAGTTATAAACTCGCTGGCTCTCATACTATCCCCAATGCTCGTCTATTACTGAAATTCTATCAGGTGATATTGGATCGGTAGTATAAAGTTCATCAAAATCCTCAAATACAGATAATCCACGAATGTCAATCTTTAACAATGATAGAATATCATTCGAAAATCTATCTTCTAACCAATCCAAAAGTGCTTCATTTGCGGCATCGATTGATGGAAAAAGATATACTCTTTTACCTGCACTAGGATAATGCTTGCTCTTTTTTGGAACCAATCCGTTGTGTAATACACTTCCTAGATTATCTCTAGGAGTGGCATGATATGCTGTCAGTCTAGCAGACTCATTCAGGAGTTCTTTAACTCTCATTTCTTTCGGCCTCTGAACCCGACTGGCATTTGCATATCGTTCACTGGGAACATTGCTTTGAACCATTCGTCTGTGCCGGGTTTCGCAGTGATCTTGCTACGGTCAATGGGCTCCGCATGAGTAGGCTTACCTCTACTATCAACAATACCGGCAAGTCTTTTTAGATCATTAGTGTCCATCTACGACGACCAGAATTTTCCTAAACGGGTAGAAACCACGTTCCAGTTGATGATCTTCCAAAGCTCTTTGAGATACTTCTTCTTGTCACTCCCATAATCAAGAACCCAAGCGTGTTCCCACCAGTCGATCAGCAGCAAGATGTCGTCACGCACTTCATGGTTCTTGATCGTCTTGATCTTACCGTCATAAGCTAGATAGACCCAGCCGGAACCTTGTATCGTCATAGCGACTTCTTCTACGTCGTCCTTGAAATCATCGAAGCTACTGAAGTGCTTGTTGATGAATCCTACCATAGGACCATTTGGTTTGTTGTTGTTTCTCACTTCCCTGAACTGAGGGAACCACATATTGTGTAGGAATGCCCCTGCGTAGTTAAACTCAGGGTCACCTTCTTTGTCATTGTAGCGTTGTGCGTATCCCTTAGCGAGCTTATTGTAGTGCAAGTCTAAGGTGTCTTCCCCCATAACGGGAGAAACTTCACGCTCAGTGAAGTTAAGTGGGATGATTTCTATGTCTTGGGGTTTTGACTTTTCCTCAAGAAGCGTGATAAATTCTCTCATGAGACTATTTATCACTTCAGCTATTACTTACGCCTAACTATCCTGCCTCTTGATAAGTCATATGGGCTAATCTCAAGTTCAACCTTGTCGCCCATCAAAATGCGAATCTCGTGCTGCCGCATCTTTCCTGATATGTAACTCAATACAATCATATCATTGTCAAGCTTGACTTTGAATGTTGCGTTTGGGAGTACGTCAATCACATCTCCTTCTACTTTAAGTGTATTTTCTTTAGTCATAAATCAACTTATAGAACTGTTCATTTGTTGAGCAAGTCCCAAATCTTCTCCTTCTCAAGAATATCTTTTTCCAGCGTACGGTATTCATCACCGAGTGCTTTTAGCTTCTCCCATTTACCTTCAAGATCATTGTTCAGGCGCAGGATTCCCAAACGTTCTTCAATCGCATCCAATCTTGCAGTTAGATTTACACCTTTGATCTTTAACTCACCTTCAAATTCAGCATCGACGGCAACTTTAAATGTTGAACCTGGATTTGAATTTGCCCAGCTGGTTGACACCGCAAGATTCCCCCAGCCATTTGTTATGGTAGATGCTGTATCGATACCCGTAAAGGTTACTGCAGGTGACGTATGTACATAGGTAGACTGTGTTCCGACTGCGCTGGCTAGGATAGCTCCGCCAGGCAATTTAGTAGATAGGCTCATTAGTTTGCTTTCCTCAAATAGATTTGTCCATCTTCCCCAACGTCAATCTGAACGTCATCGCCCTCTTTCCAGCCTAAATGCTTAAGAAGAGGAATAGGGATAGGAATAATAAGATCGCCGGAGTCTGGATCTTCTTGGGTAATGACTTCGTATCGCGGGTCAGACATGCATTATACTGCAATTCTTCCCAGACGATGAACTAGCAAAGGAATGCTGGCGTTGGAAAAAACTCCGCCCTTTGCTTCTTTCGGTGCTCGTTCAGTCATAGAAATATTTAGTCTCTGTGCCAAGCACAAACTTTTTTACCAGGCTCGGCATGACCAATACCTTGCTTTCCATTTTGGTCCCGGATTTTCACAGTTGTGTCTTGCACGGAATGATTTGCGGCGCGCCGGGTTAGACTTCTTGATAGTCATGTTCTTGTCGCCGAAGTTTACTTTCACGACCTTACCGTCAGGCTTCTTGACATAGACTTTGCTCTTTGCAACATCGCCCTGCATCGGCTTATTGAGGGTAACCTTTCGTCCTTGATATTCTGCTTCACCCAATGATTTTCTAGGATCAACTGGCTCACCGTCTGGACCCATTACAGGTCGACCCGTATTACGGATAGAATTGAGTGTCACTCTGATTCGGTTATCGAGCGCATCGACAGCACTATCGTCGCCCTCTCGCTCTGCTTCTTGACGCATCTGAGTCAATGTGACTAGCTGTGGTTCAGTCTTCATTAGCCGATCTGCTTCCATCTTATCGATACCGGCAATAGCAGCAAGCGCACCAACCACAGCACCAGCCCCTAAAAGGTTCTTACCCCATCCTTCATCGACATTGCCCGCAAGCTCGCGGGCGGCACCAACTGCCGCCGACCTGCCCAAAGCCATCAACATAGGATTTTCTTCTAAAGCGTCTCGTCCAAATGCAAGTTTCTTGATTTCATCTAGCTCGTCTTTTTTTGAAGCTGAGTAATCAAGCCCAATGTCATGTAGTTCATGAATGCGAGGAATCATACGATCAATGATCTCCTCAAAGTCATCGTCTGGATGATCTCCGTGGTCAAGAGCGACATCATCATAGATGTCTTGCAGTTTGATACGTGCCACTTCACCGAAGTGACCCGAGATACCATCGTAAATTACTTGGAAGGGGTCATCGCTCTTTACAATCTTCGCAAAAATGTCAGAATCTTCTGCTGATTCGGATACATCTCGCTTGACCGAAACTGTATCTTCGTCATCATAATAACCCTTTTCTAGATCGTCGATAACTTGACGAGTCCAAATGCTGATGTCGCTTGAACCGATTTCTTCTAAGTCATTTAGGTTATCTGCTCTATCTCTAATCGCTGCCATGATTCTGACAGGACCGTACTTAGCGACAACATCTTTGTGACTGTGTAGGATTCTATGACGAATTGCGTCTGCAACTCCTCGACTAGAACCTTCTGCTATTGCTGATTCGTCTACGTCGCGGCCGCTTCGGCTTGAGGCCGAATTGATTGGCAAAGACCTAGCGATATCAACTGCGCGTTTATAGTGGCTTACTTCCTCGTCGTCCCATGAGTTTCCTGCATCTGTGTCCCAGGTGTGTAGAGAGTTGCTATCGCCTTTTACCATTGTAGGCCAAGCCTTAAACATGATGGCAGAGCCGCCCTTTACATGAAGAACATCGCCGTCACGAATTTCATCGGAAGTTTGCGTGATATCATAGACTTCCCCATGACTCATATGTCTTAGGTCATGAACTTTGGGGGTTCTAGCCAACACTTTTTGTACATCAGCAGCGTCATTTTCCTTTCCCTGCTTGTCCCAATATCTATCAGCAGCGTCCCTGGCCTTTTGCATAAAGGGCAGTCTTTTATCGGGGACAGTCTCACCTCTCTTGGGCCAGGCCTTAGTCAAGTAACTGGTCAGCACTTTGTCAGATATCTCGTTAAGCTCAACTGATTCGGTGACCTTTGAAATACGTTCTATTTCATAGTTTCCCTCATTATCAGGGTGGTCGAAAAATTTATTCATCGCTTTTAGATTATTGAACTTCTTAGTAAAAGGCTTCGACTTCGGACCGTACACACCTTCTACTTTTCTTGGCTCATGATCTTTAAGACCAACTTCTTGCAAAGATTCTGTGAGCATACCATTAAAGTCTAGAAACTCTAGTGCTGCTTCGTCAAGCTGGATGATAACGCCGTCTTCTGTTAGACCAACCACGCCGCTTTCAATGACGAAGTGTTCGTTAAGTTCCAAATCAAAACTGTCATGCAAACGCACAGTGTCATTTTCTTGGTGCTGGTTCTCAAGCTCTCTGAATAGCTTGTAAAGGTCTCTAGTATCGCTCATCATGCTCTCCGAATGTATAATACTATTTATCCCCGAATGTTTCTTTTAGAACATCCTCTACCACACTAAGGTCATTCTCGTCAGCCTGATATTTGCAAGCGATGCCTCCTGCGTTATCCCATGCACGAGTGTTCACGCCATAATCATCAATCAATACGTTAGGAGTACCGTCGGGCTGCACAGCGTACTTGTATTTTTCATGTTCAAAGATAATCTCATCAGCAGGAACATTGATATGTTTTGCAAGCCATTCACGCTTGCCCTTGATGCTACCTTCGCGGTCAAAGTTCAATGGGCTGCTAAGAATACGATATCCGCCGGCATACTTCTTTGCAAGATTGAGCAGTTGATTTGCAGTAACGAAAGGGGGAATGTCACGAAAAAGATGATGTGCGTTGCTATCTTTGAAGAATGTCTCCCATTCATCTCTCGTCATTTCGTTGTAATGTTCAACATTGTGAATTTCAGCGGCATGGTTATAGAGGTCAGCTAATACGCCGTCAAGATCCACGTATACAATCGGCTTACTTGAGTTATTATTTTTAAAGAGGTATGTTTTTTTCATATTCTACACATAGCACATACAGATAGTTAAAGTCAATCATTATGGCATAAATAAAAGTGTAGTTCGCGGGACGGGAATCCCCAACTACTCTAACGCCTTGGAGACCGTCAGCTATGACTATTTATTTGTATAAGAAGACCCACAACAAAACCGGGTTCAAATACCTCGGAAAAACCGAATCCACAAATCCGCATAGATACCAAGGATCAGGAACCTTATGGAAACCTCACATCAAAAAACATGGATATGATGTGACTACGGAAATCATAAAAGAATGCTCTACTAAGGAAGAAGCCAGATATTGGGGACTACATTATAGTAGAATGTGGGACATTGTTGACAGTCCGGAATGGGCTAACTTAAGAGAAGAAGAAGGGACCGGAGGGGGAGTGGGCAAGAACAACCCGATGTTTGGCAAAAAACATACGGATGAAGTAAAAAAAGCCTCAAGTCTTCGCCGAGCAAAAACAAATGCCGCAAGAAGATGGTATCATAACGGCGTCACTAGTAAGTTTCTAACATCGTGTCCTGCAGGCTGGGTGCCTGGAAGAATCAATCAAAAACCTACTACAGCCGGAAACCGTTGGTATAATAATGGTTCTATTGCAGTTAACCGAAAAGAGAAACCAATCGGGGACGAATGGGTCTCGGGAATGCTACCAAAGACATATAGATAGTAAAGTCAAGCCCTTTTGCATAAATACATTTACTGGAAGAGAGAGCAAGTGAATGCCAACAAAATTAACAGAAAACTTTACATTAGAAGAAATGATTGTATCACCTACCGCTAAACGTTTAGGTTTATCAAATACTCCTACACCAGAGCATATTGAAAACATGCGTTATTGCTGTGAGAAAATTCTTGAGCCAGTACGTAAGCACTTTGGTAAGCCGATAACAATCAACTCATCATATCGTGCACCGAAGGTTAATGCTGCTGTAGGCGGCTCAAAGACCAGTCAGCACGTTAATGGTCAAGCTATTGACTTTGAAATCAACGGTATTTCAAACAAAATTGTAGCAGACTGGATTGCTGATAACCTAGAGTTTGACCAAATAATTTTGGAATTCTATGTCGAAGGTGACAAGAACTCAGGTTGGGTACATGCTTCTATCAAGAAAGAAGGCGGTAACCGCAAGCAGAAGTTGATCGCAAAGAAAGACGGTAAGTCAACTAAGTACTTGCCAACTAATGATTTTGATCCAAAAGACGAATGGAAAACATTCTAAGGAGAGTTAAATGAGTTTGATACATCTTCAAGAAAAAGTAGGTGTTACCGCTGATGGAGCATTTGGTCCAGGCACACTAAAAGCTGCCGTAGCTCATTATAAGATGACGCCGATTCGTGCAGCACACTTCTTTGCACAATGTGCCCATGAGAGCGGTGAGTTCAAAGCATTCAACGAAAATCTTAACTATGGTGCTAAGGGTCTACAAGGCACTTTTAAGAAGTATTTCCCTGATGCTGCTACTGCTGCAAAGTATGAACGCAAACCAGAAATGATTGCTAATCGTGTTTATGCAAGTCGCATGGGCAACGGTGACGAAAAGAGTGGTGACGGATGGAAATACCGTGGTCGCGGAGCTATTCAGTTGACTGGTAAAGATAACTACCTAGCATTCTCAAAGCACATCGGTGATCCAGAGGTAATGACCAATCCTGATATCGTCGCAACCAAGTATTCTTTCGAGAGCGCAATGTTCTTCTTTGAAACAAACAAGCTATGGGCTATATGCGACAAAGGTGTAGACGATGCTACTATTCTTGCATTAACAAAACGCATCAATGGAGGTACTCACGGACTTGATGACCGCAAAGACAAAACTAAAAAGTACGCTGTAATGTTAGGTCTTACTAAGACCTAACAACCTTTTTGTCTCTGCGAACAGGTGTATAATCTTTGCCCATGATAGGAGTTCTATCGGGCGCAATGTCATTGAAAGAGATCATGTCATCACCGTACTTGAGAGTCATGTATGACATGATCTTTTCATCGTCATTGGAAAATCCGAGTATCAAATGGTCCTTGTATCTAATCTTGTATCTGATAATCGGCTTTACTGCTACATCTTTGAGAATATCATCAAACTTATTAGATTCTCTCTTGAACACATAGAACTTCATTACGTTTTCCAAATCATAAATGCAAAATAGTCTTTCTCGGACACGAAGTAAAACTCATATCCATAATACAATGTATCACCATCCCAGCGTTCGTGTTCTCCGGAATACCAAAATTCAGAAACACAATTGCGTTCACACCAGTCTACGATTGTTTGTAGCTGACCAAACTCTATTGTTATGTTAGCTTTATGGGAGGTCGGAATATCTATGGACATTTACTCCCGATATCTTCAAAAACTGTGTTCCCGATGTTGAGCGGTATTCTTCTCGGTAGTACAGATTAGAGATACCGGCTTGAAAGATCGCTTTTGCACAATCGATGCACGGGGCATGGGTGCAAAACAATGTTGCTCCCGACGAAGACTCAGTAGATTGCGCCACTTTCATTAGGGCATTCATTTCGGAGTGAAGTGTTTCGGGTTTTGTGACCCATCTATATCTACCCTCCTCGTCTTCTAACGGATATAATTCATCAAAGGGAGTGAGCGTCATTGGATCAATTCCAATCCAATGCGGTTTCTTATATTCCTTGTATTCACATGTGTTCGGCCATCCCGCAGGCATGCCATTCCAACCATAGGACAGAATAGTGTTTTCTTTTACTATCACGCTGCCAACTTGAAGGCGTTTGGCGTGTGACATTTGGCTTATTCTTTCGGCGATATCCATATAAAGGGATATGTATTTGTGCTTCATTTTTAAATCTTTCATTATGCTTTATGGGGTTAAAGATAACCTAATCCCAAAGTGAGCGGAAATGTTTGCCGAACAGTTCTAAACCTTCTTGGATTCGTTCCTCATGCAGTTGATGTCCAACGGAATCATACCAATGATCACCGGGATTTTTGTCAACCATCTGGTAGGTGCTTTCCATCTTTCCTGTTGTAGGATTTGGATACTGCTTGTCTGTCTTCTCCCAAGCGATATCTATCTCACCGTGATGATACTTGCTATCATAGTCACCCAATGCAATCTGCTGAAAAGCCCAAATCATCTTGTCAAGCGTGTCGTCCCATTCATCGCATCCTTTTTGGAAGACTTCATCCTTATCTTCTTTCATGAAGTCAAATGTAGCTTGATCATGATAATCTTCTGCGCTATCATTCACAAAACTTCCAGGAGTTCCGGTCTTAGTCTGTTTTAGTTGAATGAGGGCCGGCAAAATTATCAAAGCCAAGGTGTGGTCTAGCGACCACGTATCAAACTTGTCAATTTGAATATCTATCTTCCGTTCTTTTGTACGAAGATAGCGTCCGAGACTTGCCTTCATTTTGGTTCTATTTTCTTGTTCTAAAAGTTCTCACTGCTGGCTTCGGCTCTATTACAGCGTGTTATCATAATACAACCATTCAACGGTTTACACAAGTAAAACGGGTAACTAAATGTCAAGGAACTTAAGCTGACGTAGTTCTTTATAAGAGAAGATAGGTGTAATGTCAATGAGAATAGCATAAATAAAAGTGTAGTTCGCGGATCTGGACAATCCCAACTACTCTAATGCTAGAAGGAGCAATCAGCATGACTATTTATTTGTACAAAAAGACCCATAAGAAAACCGGCTTACAATATCTGGGAAAGACCGAAAAGGACCCATATACCTATTGCGGTTCCGGAGACAGATGGATACCTCATATCAAAAAACACGGAATTGATTTAGATACGGAAATCATTAAAGAATGTGCAACTAAAGAAGAAATGGAATACTGGGGTTCATACTACAGTGAGCTATGGAACATCGTAGAGAGTGATGATTGGGCTAATCTAAGACCGGAGACAGGTGATGGCGGTGATACGAGTAAAACGGCAAACTATCTAAAATGGCTGCCTAACCTTTCTGAAATGAACAAACTCCGAAAATGGTGGAATAATGGAGAGAAGCAAGTGTTTGCAGAGACACCTCCTGATGAAGCCTTTATCCCCGGCCGACTATCATTTAATAATGTAGGTGCAAGAATCGGCACCGATAGACAGCGAGGAAAGATTTGGGTCAACAACGATACTCACGAAATGATGATACACGGCATCGTCCCGGAAGGATACAGTAAGGGAAGGCTACCTTCCGTTAAGAAAGGTAAACCTAACTTACAAACCTCCGGAACAAAATGGTGGAACAATGGTATCAAATCTACTATGGCAAGAAACTGCCCCGGACCTGAATGGGCCCGAGGCAGACTTTAATCTCTTGACCAGTTAACCCCTTCAAACTTAGCAGGCATGTTGTCTAAATCAATATAGCGCAACTTGAAGTTAGCAGCGTCCGGGTCGTGTCCGGCATATCCGCGAGGGTTACAAGCAACAAATGTATCACCCATATAGTAGCTATGCGGGTGGTGCATGTGTCCCATAGTCCAAAGTGCGATCTGGGGGCGATCTAGGATAAACTCAGACAGATCACTGAAGTATCCGCCGTTCATCCATACATCTTTCTTGTACTTTTCATGGATACTCAAGGACGTAGGAGCGTGATGTCCAACTACAACGTACTTCTTCACGGGGTCACTGTCAACTACATTCTTAATGTACTCTACAGTCTCTTTATGATGGACTACAGAGTCAAGTGGAGTGAACCTAGCATAGTTGCGCTGACTGTTACGAATGATTCTAAAGTCATTCATCATGCCCTTAACGACTTGCATAGTAGTAGGATCATTCTTGTTCATATCCGTCCAGAGGGTGCCACCTACGAAGGTTACACCATCAATCTCAACATGCTCTTTATCAAGGAAGTGGATATTAGGATAGTTCTTGATTTCCTCACGCAGCCAATCATACGCATCGGGGAACCGACCATGGTAGAACTCGTGGTTGCCGCTGACGTATACCACATGATCATATTCTTGATTGACATGATGGAAGAACTCACGGTACTTATATGCAGCACTTTGGTTACGTCCAGGCTTCATGGCGTCTTTAGGCACAGGCTTGTCGATGGGATGATCATGCAGCGAATGGGCAACACAGATATCACCGGACAGAATAAGGACCTTCGCACCCTCAGTGTTAGGAAGGGCGATGGGTGAAAATTCGAGGTGCAAATCACTGGCCAGGGCTAGGAGCATGTTCTGAAATACCTTCTTTTAATACAGTATTTGACTGTATATTTCTTATACACGATAACAGAAACATTGTCAAGGAAAAAGATAAATAAAAGTGAGGATCGCGGCACTCGCAATGCCCATCCCCTCTAACACTGTTAAGGAGTATCAGCAATGACTATTTACACTTCCGAAGCCAACCGAACACTTTATTGTGTGTACCTAACAATATACCGAGGAAATAAGCTTCCCCCGTTCTACATAGGTTCTAGCAGCGTCCGCAAAGTAGCCCGCGGCTACCGTGGATCAGTTACTAGCAAAGAATATAAGAATATTTGGCTATCCGAACTAAAACTCAATCCGCAGTTGTTTAGTAGTATTATCATAGCATCTTTTTCTACTCGCCAAGAAGCATATGACAAAGAGGACTGTATACAGCGAACATTACAAGTGATTAGGAATCCTCTGTATATCAACCGATCGTATGCGTGTGTCCGTTACGGTGGCCAGGCATGGAATAAAGGATTGGAGCTCACTGATGAGATATACAAGAAGGGCGGCCGCAGCAATAAAGGAAAGGTTAGAGGCCCGTTGACCGAAACAGTTAAAGCTAAGTTACGCGGCTCAAACCCTAAAAAATCCAATCCAGGAAGCAAAAACGGTATGTTCGGTAAGACTCATTCGGATGAATTGAAGGAAACTCAAGCAAGTGTTGCTTCTACTAGGTTTAAGGGCAAATCATATGATGAGCTTTACGGTATAGAAAAGGCAACAGAACTAAAACAGAAACGATCTATGCAACTAAAAGGAAAAGCTCACTCCGGAAAAAACAATCCTAGAGCAAAAAGAATTATAATTGTTGACCCTTTAGGAAATGAAATAGAATGCTATGGAAATCTTAGGGATACCTGCAAAGAGCTAGAATTATCGTTCCACTTAATATATGGTGCATTGCGTTCCGGAAAGGTTTCTGAACATCCTAAAATCTACGGTTATTCTGCAAGGTATGTGGATTAATCCTCGCCTTCATTATTCTTCCTTTTTATGTTCTTCGCACAGAGTACGAATCCAACCGCCGTCAGTACTAGTACCCGGATTACCGCACACCTCACAGGTGACGGCAGACATTGACTCTGCCATACTCACTAGACCATCGATGTAATCGTCGCCGCCGTTGTAGTAGAAACGCAGTGTACCAAACTTTTCTTTTACCTGGATAGCAACAACCTGATCAAGCAGTTCCGGAACAGGACGTTCTTCTCGTTCAACAAACTCCGAGGCATAGTACGCCGACCACTCAAAATCAGGATCATTCAGGTTTTCATTCCATTTAATAGTGGAAACTCGCCGCCGCTCAATATCGTCAATATGGCTTTGGATATTATCACACAGAGCATCAATGATGTTGAACCAACCATCACCGCAATCGAATCCCCAGCACATGCAGGTTTGATTCATGGGTGCGTTTCGGTCCCTGAAAATCTTAGGATACTTCTCACACAGCAATTCATCAAGTTCTTTACGCATAATTACCTCTTAGTCTAGCCTCGGCGCATCCGAGAGATTTCTTCCATTTGTTTTTTGTCAATGACAGGAACACAATTGCTCTTGTGCATCGTGGCCACTCCTTTAATCAAGGTGCCTGTGTACTTGTTTTCTTCCTTCTTGAACCCATTGCCTACTGTGTTTGAAGTAGGAACAGCGCAGCGAGACTCGTAGGTAAAGGTGCTTTCTTCTGTGACACGCTTTTTAGGCTTCCTCGCATTAATTTGCTCGATATGAAGCCCTCGCTTGCGTAGCCAGACCTGGTGTTCGGCCAATGCTCGTTGCTGGGGTGCAGTGAGTTTCTTTTTGATCTTACCCTGATTGATCGTACTCACGAACACAGGTGCTAAGTGCATTGACACTGCTTAATCCTTACTTAAGATTTTACGATTGGAGAGGTTGCAAGACCCACATCTGCGTTCTTGAATAGTTACCGGCTTAAAGGTACTATCACGAATAATTTCGGGTTCACGATATTTGGTCCAGGTGTGCCAATTAAATCTACACAAAAAACTGGTCACAAGCAACTCCTCATCACGCAAGGCCCTAAATGTGTTTTCTTTAGCTGCATTCATCTTACACTAGCACTGCTTGACTGTGCTTGCAAGTCCTGCGAAACTGGAAACCAGAACACGAACAAGTGGCCTTGCCGTTCTCCTTAGTGACAATATAAGTGTTGCCCTTAGAACCTTGCACAGTGATTTCAACCCGAGCAGACTTGATCGGAGTGTAATCGACAGCCTGCTCGTTAACTGCTACAATCCTCTGGCGCTGAATGCGACGAAACGGAAACTTAGGATTTTCGGTGGTGATGCCGATCTCATCAGCATCAAACCATTTCTCACGCACTATCGTGCCGGTATAGATATTGAACTCGGGACCAACAACACCATTAGCGTGGAGGTCCCGAGCAGGCCACATAACGTTTTCAACCTTGATAGTAACCGTCTGTCCGACAGCAAGCAGATCCATAGCTGACTCCATAATCGAGTTTATATATCAACTATACGCTCAACCTAAGCGGTTGTCAAGTTTTATTTTTGGTTTATTTAGTTACTTGCAGGGTTGTCGTCTGTGGCTTTGTAAGCAATGACAGCTACGATGGAGCCGATTAGCAGCAATGACAGCGGTACACCGGCAACATCACTTGACCTTTCGGCTGTCGCACCGACCCGATCACCGACCCGAGATGTCGATGCGCTGTTTTGTGCAATAGCCTGGCCGGCGACGAGACTGGTACCGACTAGTAGTGCAGTAATAGTTTTTAACATTTGTTCTTCTCCTATGATATCAATGTTTGTTTTTAAATATTAGAATTGTTATTTAGTATGTCTATGTTTATCCAAAGTGCTAAGTTTTCCTAGTCAGAAGACGAAGACGCATTCTTAAAGAGCAAGCCGCACAGAATCAAGATACCCCAAGCCTGGAGCCATCCGATTTCCTTGATGCCAGGAATAGCAGCGACAAGACAAGCGTTCCAAAGCCACATGACCGGCAGGCTAAGAATAAGCCCGAGAACAACGATAGCAACAATTCCTACGACAGCGAGGCCGATAACCTTAGCGATAGTTTCCATTTTATTTTCCTTATAGATGTTGACTTTTGAAGGGATATATTGCAGCATTACTGACTCGCTCGTCGCTTAATCAGCATGAGACATGCCGTGTTTTCATCGGGCCAAAAATGCTGGCACTCGCCATCTTTCTGATAACGCAAGAACTCGGCAAGAACTTCGTCGCTGGAACGATACCGCTCCTTAGCCATCTTGCCTACGATACGATTTGCTCTTTCGATATCCATGATTACATGCTCCAAAAACATCTTTGTTTGTATAAATACAATATACAACAGGAAAGAAACAATGTCAACCCCTTTTTCATACTATCTATTCCATAAGCCCACTCAAAAGCATTATTACGGGATTAGGCACGGTAAAACTGCGAACCCAGATACACTATGGAAAACTTATTTTTCATCGTCAAAAATAGTCAAGCAGTTGATTGCGGAATACGGCATTGACTCATTCACTGTTGAGGTCCGAAAAATATTCTCTACATCTCAAGAAGCCATACTGTGGGAACACAAGGTGTTACGAAGATTAAACGCTGCTTCCCGCGATAATTGGATTAATAGACATAACGGAGGAAAAAAGTTTCGTGGTCCCGCTCAACACACAGAAGAAGTGAAGGCCCGCATTAGCAGAAAATTGACTGGATTCAAACGATCACCGGAGAACATTCAAAAGTTTAGAGAATTAGCTGCCCAAAGAGAACGCAAGAAAAAAGAAGAAGGGTGGAAAATGCCAGAATCTGGAAAAGCTAATATTTCGGCAGCATTAAAAAGACCAGATGTTCAGGCTAAAATTTGCACACCAGAACGAAATGCAAAACTTGCTAAATCAAAAACAGGAACCAAAAGACATTATCTGCCTGATGGTTCCTTTGTTATGATCAGACCTCAAGCCGACCAATAAGATTCTGAATCCGGACGACAAGACCAAGGAGTATCGGCAGCAATCTGCACATCCTTGCCGCTCATCAGGTTCTTGACAGTGATGAACTTGGGGGCGTATTCGATGCGGAACATGTCGTCGAAGTAGCCACAGCCGCGGAGAGCATTGACTTCGCGGTCCATCGAAGCATCGTCCTTACGGTCATACTCGTAAGTCTTAAAGAAGCGTTCACCGCTCTTGCAGCGACGATCATAACGATAAATCTTGAGAGTGTAGATCATGTTCGTGTCTCCGTTTGTTTGTTTCTGTCTATGATTCAATGTAGCAAAACGGATACCCGAAGTCAACCGAAAAGTGACCTCGGGTACGATTTAATTCAACTTAACCCCAGTCCTTAAAATTACCTTCAGCTTCGTTACCGGCGTATCCTGCAAGATAGGCTTCGATTTCCTCAGGAGTCATATGCTTCTGTTCAACCTTTTCGCTGGAATAGCTACCACCTTTGTAGTAGTGAGGGTTAGAACCCCGACCGTAGTAGCTATCAGCAGACCCGCGATCATACGGACCTCCGTGACGTTCATCATACTTCTTTGACATTTTATATTTCCTTATTTCTTGAAAAACTTGAGGCGCAGACGTTGACCAACCTTCCACACAGAAGCTACTTCATCGTAGTTCAGATGGATCGGACGAAACTCGTCGTTGGCAGAAACCCACTTGGCAATAGATGGACTGATCTCATATTCAGTGACTTCAAAGTCAATGGCATAACCACTCTTATAGATGACCCGAAGTACGAAGACTTTTTGAAAGAGCATTTTAAATCTGATGTCCTTGAATTTTGTGTTTCTGTTTTTCAGCTTATGATGCACTCTAACAAAGAACGTACCCGAAGTCAACCTTTTTTCACCGAAACGTGAATTGCGCTCACTCTTATTTATACGCTAACGCACAAAACGGTGATTGGCAACCGCAAAGATAAATAAAAGTGTAGTTCACGGAGGTGAGATTCCCAACTACTCTAATACTGAAACGGAGTATCAGCAAATGTATTTAGCTTACGTGTATCGCCTTACTCATAAGGTAACCAAACAGTTTTATATCGGATACCGATATGCTAACATCAAACTACAGATTCACCCGGAAGATGATCTAGGAATAACATATTTCACCTCCGCAGAATACATAGGCTCGGAAGAATTCCGTGAATACGAGAGTGATATAATATTTAAAACTGCGGATCCGGATGAAGCATATGATCGGGAGAATATGCTGATCATTGAGAATTGGGACAATCCATTACTACTCAATAAACATTGGCAATCCGGAAATAAACGTAGATTCAAAGTTACCGAAGAAGGCGTAGCTAAACTAAGACAAACTAATAAGAACAAGAAATGGTATAATAATGGAATTACGGAGGTCCATCAACACTCATGTCCCGAAGGGTTCATTCCCGGTAGATTAGTTAATCCATTTCCTAAACAATCCGGATACACAAAAGGCTATGTTTGCTACAACAATGGTTTCAAAGAAATAATGCTACCACCTAATGTAGGACAGGAGGTCGGATTTGTCAAGGGCAAGCTGCCGGCATCAGCAGAAACTAATAAAAAAATAAGCGATACTTTAAAAGGGAAGGCTCATGGTATCGGAAAAAAATGGTACACTAACGGAATTAATTCGGTGTTAGCATTTGAATGTCCTGAAGGTTATAGATCGGGACACTCGAACGGATCAGGAAATTCCCATCTGAACAGAGATTACAGCGGCTACCACTGGTACACAGACGGTAGCAAATCAGTAAGAGCGAAAACTTGTCCAGATGGGTATTATCCCGGAAGAACCGTTACCTAGAAGTAAGGATCTTATCCGCTAATCCAAACTCAACGGATGCATGGGCATCCATATAGTTGTCGCGAGCCATAGCAGCTTTAAGTTCTTCAATAGTTTTACCGGTGTTGTTAGCATAAACCTCAGTAAGAAGGTTATTCAACCGAACCATTTCTTCCATTTGGATTTCAGCATCCCATACTGTACCGCGGGATCCACCGGACACCGAGTGAACCATGTGCCTCGCCCTAGGAAGAATAAACCTTTTCCCTTTGGCACCGGAACTGGCAATCAAAGACCCCATAGAGCAAACGCTTCCAATTGCGATAGTAGATACATCACATTTAATGAAATCCATGGTGTCAAGAATCGCTAGACCAGCAGTGACACTGCCGCCAGGGCTGTTGATGTAGAGAGAAATATCCTTATCTGAATCTTCCGATTCAAGATAAAGAAGTTGGGCAACAATCAAGTTAGCCATTTGGTCATGCACTTCGCCCTCAAGCAAAATGACACGCTCTCTAAGCAAGCGTGAATAAATGTCGTAGCTGCGTTCACCGCGGCTAGTTTGTTCGAGTACGATTGGAACTAGGCTCATGTAATATCCTTCTTAATGATATAACAACAATAGACTATCTTTGTGATAAAAGCAACAGGTTTGGTTACCTATTACTTTCGCAATGAACGCCCAACATCTCCCATTTTAGAAGGAATTCTTTCTTTGGGCTTTTCTCTGCCTAGAGCAATGTCTGCGGCCTTCTTCTCGAATTCTTTATCTGTCTGAATTCTCTTAGCTCGCATCTCTCCTGGCTTATCATCTTCAGGTACTCCCTTGCCTCGATCAATCTTGAACGTGAAGTTACCCTTGATGCCCGTGCTGTAGTACGTCTTAGAAGCTGATAGATAGACGCCCCTGATGCTATTTCCGGGATAAACAGTAGCGAACTTGTCTAAGGTCCAGATTTCCTTGCCTGCCTTGGCTGTGGTATAAACTTGTACTAATGACCCGTTGTTCAGAATGTCTGCTGCTGCCTTACTAAATTCAGTAGTCTCGTTTACTTCCTTCGCAACCTTATGCGCTATTGCTGCGATTAGATGGAAATAAAGACTGATTCTTTCTGGGTTGTCAGGCTTTCTAGATTTAGCTAACTTTACAAGATTATCACTCAACCCAAGGTCATCGATCTTATCTGCTTTGACAGGTGGGGTATCTTTTAAGTCACGAATCTGTGCAGCGTCTTCGTCATCAATGATATCAAACTTAACACCCAAACCAAGAGGAGCACCTGCCTGTCCTAGTGCAACAATCTCACGGAGCAATTCTATTGTTTCTATATGGTCATCCAATACCTTTTTACCATTGGGAGTGTGAGAGAGTTCCTCTACACTGTTGATTAGATTCTTTGTACTAGCAGTTGCGCCGGTGCCTCCCTTGCTGCTAACCTTTACATACTTACCGTCTTCGTTGGACATCGTACTATCACTCAATCCAGCAGTCTTGCTGAAATCAAATGAGATTAGCGTACCATCGAAGCTGCCATCTAACAGGATTTTAGGATCATCCCCTGCCTTAACTGTATATTCACCTCTTTGAAGTGCAATGGGTTGTAGAATTTCACAAAAGTAATCTCTGAATGCAGAGAAGCTAACCCCGGGAGGAGCAGCAAAGGATATTGGAAGAGGTTCTCCCATAGATAGGTTGTAAGCAACTGTGTACAGTGGGTTGTCAACGCCCAAACTTACTGAAAGCTGCTTGATGATATCATTTGCTGTCAGGTCAGTCTTTTCTGTTAAAAGTTCCTGAGGAGTCAATCCTGCTTGAGCTTTCAATGCAGTCTTCGTAGCAAGCTTATACCCTGCTACTTGATTAGGAACATAGTTAGACACGAAGTTGGCTTTGATGTTGTCTAAGTATCTACCGAAATATAAAGGACCATCAGGCCCATTAAAGGTAGCAATAGCGTACCCTCCTGTACGACTCGTGCGATTGTTCAACCATTGTACCGCATCGTCAACGGAAACGATAGCATCGTCTAGGTCTTTATCCTCTAACCGTCCTCCCTGTTCAGGGACAAACATGATATTGTCAAAAGTGATCTCATCACCGTCGCCGTTGCGAAAAACGTCACCCGTTCTTCTACCGGCTAGTCCTGTGCTTTCGCTGATAAGTTCCAGTCTGTCTATGATATCACGCATCAAGTATTTATTCTTTCGTCTAGTATTGACACATAAATACATTATGGATACCATACTTAATAGGAGAATCATATGGAAATCGCACTAGCTCTCTTAGCCGCATTAGCACTTTTTGTCGGTTATCACGCATATAAGAAATACGTCGCCAGACGCGCCGAAGAATCATACCCTGTCATCGATCAAGAAGTTTTACCGGAAGTCGTGCCGTGGGGGCCCAAAGAAACTTTACCGGAAGTCTGGCCACCGGAGTATGAGATCGAGGAAGTTGAAAGCGCACACGTTTCACTGATGGATCCTCCGTCAGAGGAAATTCATGAAGTGGAAGAAGCTGCTAAAAAACCAGTCAGGAAGCCTAAGATTAAGATCGCAAAAGATTAAGATCACATAGTAATCTAATTAAAGATGCAAGATATCGGCTTTGATGTCCTCGGTGATCTAAACTTATCACCCGAAGACAGCTTCAATTGGGAAAACAAGGCGGCTAGCCTGTACTGTATTGTATCAGGTAACATTAGTTCTGACCTGAGAACGACACTTCAAACGTTAGCACATCTTGGTACTTGTTATCAGGGTGTGTTTTTCGTTCCAGGGACGCTCGAATATAAGACTGCCATTGACATTCAGTCTAGGACGGAAGAGTTGATGAGTTTAACTCTTGCTATACCTAATGTTTGTATACTGCATCATCATGTAGTGATGATTGACGGAATTGCTATCATTGGTGCCAATGGATGGGCAAACGCTGACACTGACAATCTCACAGTAGAAAACTTAATGGAAGCAGCATCGAGGGAAGAAGATACAACGTATCTATATAAGTCTATTGAAAAACTTCAAAAACATCTGGACATCGTAAAAGTCATCGTCGTGACTAATGCAGTACCTCATCCAGACTTGTACTTCAAAGAAACCCCTGAAGTAACAGAGGCCCAAATACCCCTACACGCTACTTTAAAAATTGATACTGAACGCAAAGTAACGCATTGGGTATTTGGAACCTATGATAAGATTGTTGACACTCATTTAGGTAACGTAAATTACGTCAACAACCCCCGCCCTTATAAACAGCCCTATTGGGCTAAGAGAATAACGCTGTCAGTCTGATTCTGCTTCGACTTTGACCTGAAGCGGAAATCCTTGGGCCCGAGCATCAAGTGTCACTTCGATACCCTTTTGTTCTGCAATTTCATAAGGCAAGACTGCAACAACTGCACTACCTTTTTCGTGAACATCTACTGTAATCTGCGTAGCAGTGTCCGGATTGTAGTTGAAATATTCACATAGACTTTCAATCACAAATTCCATCGATGTGTGTTCATCATTCATGTAGATGACCTTGTATAGGGGCGGCTCCTTGAGAGCAACGTTGGGTCTAATCTTAGCTTTTGGTTCTGCATTTGCCATTAATATGATTCCTTTAAGGTGTGCTTGCAGTCACAATGACTGCAAGCACTATGTTACTTCTATTATTTATTGTACGAAATAGCAATTGTTTTGGGCTTTTGTTCGTCAGGAACCTTACGCTCAAGATTAATCTTGAGAATACCGTTCTCCGAGGTTGCCCCTATCACTTCGACATGCTCTGCCAAAGTAAATGTACGAGAGAAATTGCGGTAACCAATTCCCTGATGCAAATATGTGATTTCCGAGGCGTCTTCACTGATGTATTCACGCTCCCCTCTTATAGTGAGAAGATTCTTTTCTACTGTGATAGAGATGTCCCCGATGTTAAAACCAGCCACAGCAAGTTCGATGGCGAAATGATCGTCATCGTGCTTTACTACGTTGTATGGGGGATAATTTGATCCGTTTGCTTGCTGTGCATTCTGTGCATTGATTCGTAGAAGTTCGTCAAAGACGTTATCGAATCCTACAGCAAATTTATGAATTGACGGAATGTCGAGGGAACGAAGGTTTAGATGTGCATTAGTCATGTTTTATCTCCTATGTGTTAGCAAGACTATTGTTGTAGACCTATTAAAGCATCTACAATATTATTTAGTGTACACTATTACGCAAAAAAATATAGTATTTTGGGTCTAAAAGATAGATTTAGGCTCATCGATATGTTCTACATCAATCACTAATTCAGTTAGATTGTTCTCTTTGTACCTATTGATGTGGAAGAGGTGTGGCATCAGTACACGCTCAATCTCAGTATGAAGTCCGCGGGCACCTGTCTTTAAATCTATGCAGTTCTGTGCAATTTTTTCGATAGCTTGGTCAGTGAATGAAAGATTGATATCATCAATCGAAAACAGATAGGCATATTGCTTAATAAAGCTATTCTTGATATCAGTCAGGACTTCTATCAGTTGTGGTAGAGTCAATTCTTGTAGCGTGATTGTGGTGGTGAATCTACCGATGAATTCGGGAATCATTCCGAAACGAGTTAGATCATCAGGAGTGACTTGATTGATGTTAGGTTTTTCGTTCTTAGATTTGACCTCGGCTCCGAACCCAATCGAGGTTCCTTGAGTTCTTGACTTAATGACGTTCTCAAGTCCAACGAATGCTCCGCCTGCGATGAATAGAATGTTCTTAGTGTCAACTTCGATGGATTCTCCTTGCGGGTGCTTACGCTTACCCGCAGCACTCACCCTGCACTTAGTGCCTTCTACTAACTTTAGCAGTGCTTGCTGCACTCCTTCACCGCTCACATCACGGGTAATGCTAGTGCTTTCGCTCTTGCGGGCGATCTTATCAATTTCGTCGATAAACACGATTCCGCGTTCTGCTTTGCTAACATCATTGTCCGCCAAAGCAAGCAGCATTGAAATCATACTCTCTACGTCTTCTCCCACATAGCCTGCCTCAGTAAGACTAGTTGCATCTGCTACAACAAACGGTACATTAAGATACTTTGCAACTGCCCTAGCGAGTAACGTCTTGCCTGATCCAGTTGGACCAATCAACAACACGTTGCCCTTCTGAATCTCAAGGTCTTTGGGCGGATGATTGATTCGCTTGTAATGATTTGATATTGCAACTGCTAGCACCTCTTTGGCGTCGTTTTGCCCAATGACCAACTGATCCAGGTGTTCTTTAATGCTATATGCGTCGAAGTTTTTAGATTCTATTTCCTTTTTCCCCTCACTGTTTTCTTCTTCCAGTAGTTGGGTGCATAAAGAAATACAACCGCTGCAAATCGAAACGTCTTCACTTACTATTAATTTTGTTACTTGATCTTTATGGTTTCCGCAGAAAGAACAATGCTGTATCTTATTGTCAGTCATATATATTACTTATCTTGGGACTGATTTCGTTGAAGATATTCTTCAATCTGCGCTTTCTCGTTTTCTGAAAGTAAATCAACATCATATTCGCCGGATGCAATCTTACTCACGAGGTGGCGAATGTATGCTTCGTCATACAGATACGAATCACTGTTTTCTTTGTTGATCTCAATCCACTTGTAACCATCAAATTTAAAAACTTTGTTGGGAAGAACATCTACACGAACGAATATGTCAGACTTCTTCGCAAATCTAGGAAACTCGGTTCCAAAGTTAGTACTACTTTGCTCACTGTCTGGTCTCGCGGAAAACAATTCAGGACGCATTCCCAACAATGCAGCCTTGCTCATAGATTTCCCCTCAACGTCGTAGTAGCCTTCCTGTATTTCATGAAGGGTCACGCCCTCCGTTTGGATTGCTACTTCCTCGGCGGGTTCGACATGTTGTGCAGGTTCTGCCTCACTCTGCGCCAACTCATCGACAAGTTCATCTGCGTCAGGAAGAGGTTTTTCTGGTAGTGGTTCTCCCAAGATGTCATCGACTTGAGTAGCCTCTTCTTGTAGTATTTCTGTACTATGCACATCTTCATTCTTCTCAATATTAGCTGACTTAGACTCAGGTTCAGGCTTATATTCAATCTCATTTTTTTCTTTCTTTGCGTCCTCTGCATCCCATTTGTAACTGCTCTGTGCAGCTATCATAAGCATAAGAGCCAGCGGATCAAAAACAAGAACGATAAGAACAATCATCCATCGTACCGCACGTTCTAACAGGTTTGTGTCAGGGTTATCCCCGTAGATCATCGCAGCAATATATTTGATCGGACCTACTTCTGCCTCAATCTTACGAATCTCTGCACGAATAGGCGCGACCTCTTCGTTAAGCTGTGCGATTTCAACTTGTTCGGCTTCTATCTCTTGTAATAGTCGATTACGTTCCGCGGATTGTTGCCTACGAACTTGAACCGCACGATTAGCACCTCTATCGTCATCTGTTCTACCTAGTAACTGGTCGACCTGGCTGTTCATTTGTTCAATCGCCCTTTGGTTCATGGCGATGTTTTCACGAGAAATCCGGATCTTTTCGTCAACCAACTCAATCCTAGCTGCTGCATCTCCGCTTACTAAGCTCTGGTCACTGTGTGCTTTTGACAAGAAACCAAAGATACCCATGCTAGTCAACAATGCAAGAGCAACGACTGCGGGAATAAGGTAGAGCTTCATCACCCAACCGCACCTATCCCAATATCTATGTAACCAAACAGTCGTGACTATCTTAGCTAGTTCTAGGGAGCCTCCCATAATCATGATAGGGATGAGGGCAGCGGCGAAGATAGCCATCAATCCCTGAATAGAGTACCAAGCCGCAACGGCACTCAATGAAAGAGCAACTAATAAGGTGATAGTTGCAAAACTGAATATTTTTCTATTTAAAGTCATGCTTTATTTATACTACTATCCCCTAAGGATAAAGTTAACTATTTTCTTCTTTGATGAACAAGTGGCCATATGTCCCGAGAAACTCGTCTATACCCATAAGCAACTTTCTCGGGATGCCCGGACCTTGCCTGACATTAAAGGTGACCCAAGGACCAGTGTCTCTGCGTCTTACTTGAGTGACTTCAATACTATCACCGTCTTCAAACGTGTGGTGAAGCCCTAGTAGCTTTGCAGACCATTCGGCTGTAACCTTCTCCATATCCTCATCATCTTCTATCATTAGAATTTGTCTCCTCTACGCTTTGCGCCCAGACGCATGACTAGAATCAACGGACCAATGAAGATAGCAAGTCCGAGAGTCAATGGCCAAAAAAAACATGCAACAACCCCCATAGTGAAGGTCCAACCAAGACCATAAATCTCAAAACGGTAATCGATGTAAGTAGCAAAGTATGCAAATACTACCAACAAAATAAAAGCTACGGTTAAATACATCATTCTCCCTATCCGAACAAAAATTCTTTAGCTCTGATTTCTGTAAGCGACTCGTCTTTAATAGCACACTCAAAGCAGATTTCTTCGTGATTGAACCCGTATGGTCGAGTTTCAGCAATGATGCCGCAGCATTCGCACCGTTGGGGAGGCTCTGCAAAGATGATTTCAATGTTCATTTCTTGTACTTTTCTTCATATTTCATATCAGACAGCACAATGGCGTATATCGCATATGTAGCTCCTGCGATTAAACTAAAAAACAGAATAGGAAGCATAATCTGCGGCATAGCAACAATTAGGCTCGGCGCCCCGAATGCAACGGTCATGATAGCAGCCGTCTTGACGGCTGCTCTAGTCTTAACACTCAGGGTGTTGTATTTTTCTTTAATGTTCATTTTTATTCTCCTTTATCATCACGGAATCGAACGAAGCGCGGGAAGCGCAGCGAATATGTACCGTCTTGGTTCTGTGTGATAGCATCAGCCATAACCTCAACCGTACGACCAACGATCAGATTGCGATCTTCCCAAAGACTGTCACGCTCTGCGTCACTGAATCCAGAACCAGCGTTGACAGTGATCTCCTTACCATCATCAACACCATTGCAGACCAATGCACCAAGCCGATCCTTGTTTCTACCGGTACCTTCTTCAAGACCGATCACTTGAAGATCAACAGTGATAGTAGGTTTCCACTTCATCCAGTCCGTGCTACGCTTACAGAGATAAGGTGCATCAAGATTCTTGATCATGATGCCCTCGAATCCTGCATTCACCATTTCATTGGCGTAACGCTCAATCTGGTTCTTACCCTCACTTGTATCAAGGTCAACTTGAAGATGAGGGAGAAGTTCAGCGTTGGGCATCTTATCAAATGCAGGCTGCATAGCTTCAAGCAAAGCGATACGCTTGCTCAACGGTGCATTCCAATGACCACGCTGAAAGTCAGCAAGAGGAAGAACATCAAATACGTGGAACACGCTGTCAGCAGCATCGACATTTTCTTTACGACGAGCCTGACGCATCAGTTCTTGGAAAGTGTTGCCGACGACTTCGCCGTCAAGGACAAATCCTTGCTTAAGAATGCCGCTCTGCATGTCATCTACTTTATCAGCAGCAGCGATCAGCCGCTCGACGTTATTGAGGACTTGATTTTCAATGTGCGAGAAGTTATCAAACACTTTGCCGTTGCGACTATAGCAAACTACCGAAGTAGTAGGAGGACGGGAAATACCTTGTTGCACAGCCACCATCATCAACACCCGAACACCATCCAGCTTCGGTTCAAGACGTTTCGTGCCGCGCATTTCAGGGCGGCCTTCGCTGTTCGAAGCAAGCTGGCAACTGAATATCGGAATTTCGTAATCCGTTTTCTTAACAATCTTGTTGATTGTGGTCGCGCTGATGCCACAACGCATGTCACGCCGAAGGATAGGAGCGTAGAAGTAATTCCACTCATCACTGTCAAACCGTTCAGCAAGACCCTGAATAGCATCACGAGCATCATGCCCGGTCAAGAGCCGAGCAGAAAGGTCTATGAGAAGCTGGTCGAAATCGTCTGCAGGATTTTCTGCACCAGTGATACCTACTGTATCAGGAATCTTCCTTACACCGAACGTCACGAACGGGTCATAGCATACTTTTAATCCTCGCAGAAACCGCGAGGAGATATCATTGCCTAGCTTTGCAGCAGTCAGTGCTTGAAGAATAACATCTTCTTTATGAAGGCGAGAATCGCTTTCAGCCAGCTTTTGAATCCAAGATGCAGACATGTGTTTCCTTTAGTTTATGTAGTCACTATACAGCGAAGACAAATAAAAGTCAAGCCTTAAGCATCGCCCAAAGGGCAGTCTTCTCTAGATCGGATTGAAATTCAGGATAAACCTGATCAATCTCATCGCGCGGAATGCTCTGGTAGCCATTCCTTTTCTTTTTGTATATCGAGTGGTTAACGGCATGGGAATCCGTACTGATCTTAGTTTGTAGCTTTGAGCCGCGTCGACCCCAAAAGGTAACGTAAGAATTTGAGTGAAGGGTGATAACGCCCCAAACCTTATCGTGCTTATCTTCACGACACCAACCGATGAATTTGTAATTCACGACCACCTCAAAATAAACCACATTTTATCTTTGTCGGATTCAAACCTGACCACATCATTGATCAGCATACCGTTCCATTTTCTCATTTGGTCAGCAAAGCGTGGGTCAAATTTATCTTTAACATCAAGTGATGCCATAAAGTTGCGCCACACATCTGTGTGTTTTGAGAAGGTGGGGGGCTGACATATCGGAAGATAACTGGGCTTAGAAAGGAATATCGTCTGGCTCATCTTTTCGCCGTTGTCTGACGGGACCAACATACTGAGTGGGCTGCGTCATTACATAATCAGGATCATTAATCTGTTCTTGGATCCAGGGAATAGCATCGTTGTAATCTTGCTCGTTAAACTTAGCTCGACCAACCCAGACAAGGAAGCCAGGATAGGTTGCCTTAGTATATTCTACGTACACGGTATTGTTGTGGTACTTACCATCCCAAGCACCATTGATGACGCTGAAATTGATAGAACCATCCTTATTGATGCCAATGACTTCGCACCAAATAGAAACATTACCAGTAGTATCTGCGATTGCGATTTGCATCTTATGCTCCTGCTTTCAAAATGAGCCAAATAACTTCTTGTTCGGTCAGCCGACGCTCATCGCCAGTTTGACGATTCTTAACATATTCATATGAACCGTCTTCATTCTTGCGAATGACATTGTTTGCTCTATATAAGTCTGCTATTTTAGGCAGCCCAGTGAACTTCTTCCAGTATGTCTCACCGGTATCATAGTCAAAATATTCAGCATAGTGAGGGCTCAGTAAAGATTGAAGTCGCCATACCATCGGGGTCCAAGCATCGGATTCTATATCCACAGAAACAGACTTGCCTTTTCCTGCGGTAAGCATATTGACTTCCATACCCGGACGGCAAGAGCGCCCTACACTTTGAATTGGTATCGTCCAATCCGTCATACATAAACCCTAAAAGAAAATACAAGAAGCGGACAAGCCAGCACACTGAGGGAATTTACAACCCACTTAAGGGAGACCCAATATACGACCTGCCATTCGGGACTTGTCCGCTTCTCGTAAACCTTAAATAACTTTCACGCGGCTAAGTTGGGTACGATCTTCCTTGTGGGATTTAATCTTACCCTTGACGCGGATTTTAGAACCAATCTCAATCTGATCACGAAACGCAAAAAACACTACAGCATTTTCAACAATAGCAGTGACATAATAAGTGTTCCAGTTGTTGCTATAGTTGCAGCGCACGACTTCGATTTCAAGATCAACTGCGGTACCTTCTGCTTGACTCAGACAGCCCTGATGATCGCGGAGGCGATTGCTCTGCTCACGCCGAGCCTTAGAACGCTCATACGAAGCAGGGAGAGACGAAACAACAGCAATATCGTAGAAGCTGTCAACAATCTCTTTGTCAGCAATCTTGAGCATGGTCTGCTCAAAATCACTCAGAGTCTTTCCCTGCAGGATCTTGAACGTCAGAGAGTTGCAGTATTGACGCACTTCTTGTCCCAGCGCACGGTCCTCATCGTTGATGTCAAAGTCACCGCGAAGAAACTGAGAAGTCAGCTTCTTGTTAGCGACCTTATCGACCGAAAGGACATACCCGTCAGTATCATACAGAATCTTATCGTCCTTGAGATATTCACCGTTGATGCGCTGTGCAGCACAAGCAGCAGCAAACACTTCGTCGGTCGAATAAGAAATCTTGGGAGCCTGATAACGAGCCATGTGCTGCTTCCGTTGCTTCAATCTATGAACTTAAAGTACTACTTCTTTGCGAAGAAGTCAACCCTTAAATGCGGGTCTTGCGATTTTTCCAACGACGCCACATGGCCTGCGGGATTCCCATCTTGTAGGCCCACATGAAGTCCATAACAACCATTCCAAGAATGAAAGCAACGATAACGCTAAACATAAAAATTTCCTTTGTTTCAGTGTGTAAACAATATAACAGATTTTAAGAAGAAGTCAAGATTTTTTCACCAAAGAGTGAATTACTTTGGCTCTCGTGAATCAACGACTTACGTTGACCTCAGCATCGGGGTTTTCCTTGCAGGCTTCCAGATAGTCTTCAACAAAATGAATCAGGTTATCGTACATGCCCCAACCGTTTGGAGCATTAAACTCCTTAAAACGCTCAGGATCGGCCCGCAGGGTTTCCAGGCCTGTTTCCAGCAGAGGAACCAGTTGTTCAGCGGTAGTGACATTGATTTCTTCGGGGCGCCACAGGGCCTCGTAGATGCCGGCTTCCATAGCCATCTTGTTCAGATTGTGCGTGATGTTGCGGCTGTACACCTCTGTGGGGCGAACAGCAGTCAGATAAACATCCAGTGACATATAAAAACCTCTTTCTCAGCTTATGATTCAATATAGCAAAATGGGTACCCGAAGTCAACCGAAAAATGACCTCGGGTACGATTTTTATGCTTCGACCATTTCGATGCTATTTGCCTGGCTGTAGAAGTCAGGGGCAAACTTAGCAGTATTCTTAGCATTGGTGTCTGCCATAAACTTTTCAGCTTCGGGGCGGGTGTCGAAATCAACGTGCCAGTAGTCTTGGCCCCAACCACGCTCTGAGTCTACGCAGTGAACACGAAACTTAACATTAACTTGTGCCATTTGATATCTCCTTGCTACATACTAATCATAACAAATACGAAGCCAATGTCAACCTTTTTTATCCAAAAAAAATGCCTGACGAATCGGATATTACTTTTTGAGTTGGTTTAAGAAGACAAATATTATTTTACTGAATCCAGATAGTCATCTACTGTGCCGTACAATGTCATGAGCATAGCTATCTTGTGATCGTAGACTCTGATATAGGGTTTTTTCTTTTTCTTCTCGTCGATTTCCGCTCCGATGTAATAGGGACAATGCATTTTCTTGTTTAGAACCATAACATAACTTTCCCAGTTCTTTCTAGAACTCTGCTTATTAAGTTCAAATGAGTAATGAGCGATGTTTGCTTTTATGAAAGCAGTAGCACCAACATCAGTTAGTCTAAGCCCATCGCCCCTTCTACCTGTAACAAACCATTCAAATATCAGCTTGTCAGGTTCATGATTGTTCCAGGGAAAGTCAGGATCATCCTTGGTCTCAGTCAGGATAGTTTTGACAATTTCAAGTTTGGTCTTAGGATAAGTCATCGGGATAAACTGTGCGTCCCGAGTTCATGAAAACGACAGTAAACTTATCTGTCTTGAATTGTGCATTCAATTTGCGGCAAAGGTTTCTAGCATGTCCTGGATTGGAGAAGCTAGTCTTTTTATACTTCGGAGCAGCATCGTTTGCGAGATAATGAGAAGACTTGAGATTGATAGATTGCCCGTCGTAAAACACGGCCCAAATGCCAGCAGCCTCAACAATCTGGTCACACTTGTAGGTCTTCTTGTCTACATACTCTAGTAGTACATTTGGTTGCGTTCTACTCACTTGAATGATCCGCCCTTAACTTCGACTTGTATTACCTCGTTTTGATTCTTGGTCTTAGACAATTCATACAAGTCTGACAGTAACCTAGCGATATCATCACGCAATCCACGGGCATCCGTCATCGGCAACACCAAATCTTTGTTTTGTTTGGAGTCAGCTACGGTCATCTTATCCATGAATCGGTTAATATGCATCATCTTGTATTTATCTGAACTTGCGCTTCAGCCTCTGTTTTATACGGACCAGAGTAAGGATAACGTTGGATAAAGATATATTTAGGACAAAAAACAACAACCTTAACTCCGTTCTGATCCATCACAAACCAACCCGCGGCATGCTGACACTTAGATTTGCGTGTCTTAGTGAACAGATGCAAGCCCCGCTTAACATCAAACAGTGAGTTGTAAGTGCGAGGAGTGGTTGGGTATTCGGGATAGGGAAGCGAGACTTTCTTGTTGTTTGACTTGATAGGCTCAAACCGAATATGAGTCTTCTTCTTCAACTCGTCAGTGTTATTGAACTGTAACAAAGTTCCATTAAGTCGGACACCGTACCCATCATTGTTAACTTCAATGTTACCAACCTTCTTGATGCCATCAGTGACGATCCAAAACTGGTTCTTTACGATTGGCTTTGCGACTAGTTCAGTCATATGATTCCTTTGTCAACATTTTAAATAAATCTTTCTTGTGCTTAGGTACCCAGTGCTTTGCAGTAAGACCACAGTCACCGTGCCTGCGCTCAATTTCGCAGTACGACATTCTAGTCTCAATCTTTTCGGGACCTGTGACAGGGTCAAGTACGCTATGCGCTAGCTTTATTGTTTTAGCGCATTTGTACATGAATCCTTTAGCACCCATTCGGCCACCGAGTGTAAAAATAGTATCTGTCACATCCATCTTGCTAAACTTACAATCTTTGCAAAGATAGACAGGATCAATCGGCATTGAGAACTCCTTTATATGGATTGTTGAGCCACTTTGAATAAGTCTCAGCCTGCTCCGAAATCTTAGTGAGTTCATACTTGCCGCAGAACTTCATAAGATGAATGCCAACCATTGGGGTTACAGTTGTACGCACGTTCTCCTTGATCACTCCGTCTACCGCAGCCTTGATTTCTGCTGGTTGCGCTCGGAGATCAATCAACGTCTTGTTGCGTTCGTAGTCATCTTTGACACGGTGTTCGTCTCCGTTGTGATCAGCCCAACGCTGCAACATCAGATTATTCCAATTGAAGCCTTGCTTGTTGCGATCTTCAAACGCTTCCTTGATGCCGACAGAGTTCTTAGAACCCTTCTCACGCACACCTGGATAAGCAGAGAAAACATTGTCAGTAGCATCGCCACGAATGATCTTCTTAAACAGAAGATACTCAGGGTCTTCTAGCAGCTTTTGCTCACCGGTCTTCTTGTCCTTGACAGGCTTACCTCGATCATTGAAATAGCCATCTAGCTTGATCAACTGACCCGCGACACCGTTGTACTGATGCACGTTCTCACTGATCAACTGCACGAAGTCAGTGTCGGACGAAATGATATAGTGTTCATCTTCGGGGTGCAAGTCAACAAAGCGGGCGATAAGATCATCTGCTTCTGCGTTGGGATGACGCAACACGCTAGAATTAGTCTTCTGAGACAGGAACGTAGTGAACGCTTCATACGTTTCCCAGAACATCTTGTTTTCTTCGATTTCAGCCTCAGTCAACGCAGTGTTGTCGATAGCACGATGCGCTTTGTAGGGCTTGTAGAATTCTTTACGCCATGAACGGCCTTCAAGACAGAACACAACGTGGTCGATGTTGAACATACGCACAGCCTGATTTACAGACGAAAGCGTTAGATGCATAGCCATGCCAATCTTCTCCCACGTATCAGTGTTGCGAGCAGCAACATGCCTAGCGCGGAAGAAAGTGTTAGCAGTGTCGATCAGTGCGTATTTCACGAGATACCTTTACTCTTATAATATACATAGATAATACGCTATTTATGAGTATATGTCAAGCCCTAAATGTCCTCTAGGTACTTATGGGGCGACAATTTAATTTTATCCATCATGTCAGGATCGATTTTAAGAGCAGAAACGTATTCCCCTTTCAGCCTTTTAATCTGCAAAGGATGATTTTTGATCTTGTTTTCGATCAGGGTAGAGACATAATCAACATCTATATCGGTAAATTTAGGATCAACGTACTCGGTAGGCTTTGCAAGTTGTTTGGGGTTCTCTAGATATTCGTGCAACGTCCTCATCAAGTAATTTTCACATGTCAGGATATGTTCCGCATGACCCTCAACCGCAACATACAACGCATGGACTTCATAATTTTGATTTCCCTTGTTGTAATTTATAAAGCGATTGATAAGATCACCTGATATCCCAAACTTCACCTTGTCAAGCACCTTAGTAACATATAGCAGATTCTTGATCACTTAAACAACTCTTTCTTAGCAGGTTCCAAGTGATTGAACAGGTCATCCCCGTTCTCGGTATATCGGGTATATACTGAATCAGGAATGCACTTATAGTTGCCACCTGCGGCGCGATACATCTTGAGTAGAAGAACGAGCGACACATCATCGGGAACACTAACCTTAGACTTAGCAAAGTCACCCATAATCTCACGATAGTACTTTGCGTAGGTAGTCTGTGCTAAATTCTTAAGCTGTTCCCAGCTACCGGCAGTAGTTTTTACTGTTGCATTCAAATCTTCCATAAACTTCTTGAATTCCTTGGAATCAAATTCCTTAGAATTACGCATCTTAGAAACAATCAGCTTACGCAATGTTTTCATGGGAACAAGCTCCATAGCGTCAACGGGTTCTTGAGGCCAATACTTCTTGTGATTAGAACTAAAGAACTCTACATCCTCAATGCTCAAATCCTTAAGGTGAGTAACACCAGTAAGAGCACCGGCCTTGAAGCGATCAGAAGAATTCTTGTGAACAGGAATGACATCATTCTGTTCCATAATCACTTGCTTGTTGAAAGCAATTTCATATTCGTCCTGAGTTTCATTGTTGGGTGAATCTTGACGCTTAGCCAATACATGATTCTGATAAAAATCAAAATCAGCTAGCTTCAACTTGTCACCGCCGTTGATACCCATGAAATGCTCACGACAGAAACTCATGTCAACCGAACCATCCTTGTTGACTTCAAGTTCTACTACCATGCAATCTACTTTGAGATTCAACCAATCCTCAGGGTTAACATCAGGAAACAAGCCCATCTTAGCACGAATTGCATACGCAAGCGCAGTGTGCTGTCCGTCGGTTATGTAGTATTCATCTGTAACAGGATTGTGGCAAACTTGAATAGCTGCGGGACGACGAGAATCCCACTTAAGAACAATATTCCTAATATGAGGCTGGTTTTCAGGACGCTGGAATGACCGAGCAGTGAAAAACACACCAAGCGCAATCTCCTGGTGTTTGGGTCGTTGATCGTAACGCTGCGGCTTCGTGTTTTTGTAAGTAGGTTTGGCTAGCTCATCCCGAATGCTCTTTTCAAGGGAAGCGAGACACTGCGTAGCCTGTACATCTACCGAGATAATATCGTAGTCGTTCGGGAGCTTGTCTAGAACATTTACGGGACGAGCAGTGATTGGTTCCTTATTAGGTACCCACGCAAACTTGAAATTATTAGACTTACTGACCATGGTTATTACCTAGCATTTTCTCTATGAATAAGCATATAATACACAAAATAGTAGCAGTTGTCAAGCCCTTTTATCCAAAAGGTTAGCTTGCCTCCGTATACCCGCCGCCTAGATCACGCTGTCGAATAACACGCATATCACTTTCCCGCTTATCCGGGTCAGCTTGTTCTTGCTCGTATACCTCAAGTGCGATATTTCGGCAAACAGTTTGGAACCATCGATCAACGATCATAGCGTCTGTGTCATCGGCGCGAATCTTATAACCTTGTTTAATCAGATTGAGAAGGAACTTGTCGTTCCAATCAAGATCAAACGCACCATTGTTGATGTCATTTGGATCCAAATCAACCTTGAGAATAGCGACGTAAGGTTCTCCAGCCGCAGTAGCCTTTTCCTTGTCTGTGAGTTCCACCTTAGGCTTTCTGGGTGCTTTTACTTCAGGCTTTACTTCGGGCTTTGGTTCAGGAACCGCCGGCTGTTCTTCGGGAAACATTGGTTCAGTGAACCATTTCTTTAATTTGTCAAACATATTTTTACCTTTCAATAGTATATATCGTCTTTTTACCTGACTGCTGAATAACTTCACCGTCGATCCAGCTAGGAGGCCCGCGCTCAGTCCAACGCAGTAAGTTAACCTTACCGTAATTGTAGTAGTTACGATAGTTGACAACCGGGTCTAAGCTAACAATGTACTGCTTGTCCATGCAAGATGGCATCTTAGTCATTACTTTGCTTTCTGTGATCTGCTCAGGGGCTTCCTTGAGAATATCCTTTAGCTTATCAATTGTAAGATGAGTACGACCATAACGATAAGTGTACTCACGACCAAGAGCCAAAAGATGATCATACAACCAAGCATAGTTGGCAGAGTTTTCACGAACCCAAACTGCTGAAGGATGATTAATATGAGTAGCAGCATACATAATAGCATCAGCATTACCTGATAACCGCCATCGTTTTGCTTTGCGACCAGACTGTGACTGACCTACATACTCTACACCATCTATAACACGATGTGCAGTAGAGAGTAGCTGGGCCGTCTCCAGAATCATCTTGACTACGTGCCGATCAACCATCGACTGTGCAGCGATGACTGGATCAGTGTGTACATAAAAAATATTAATGAGGGTTCTCCACTATCTGTTATTTTTAAAAGGCTTGAGTATACTAAGTAAAATAGCCACAAATACCAATGCACATGATATATAGAACAATGTAGTGTCGTCAACGTATTGCATTTTTATTATCTTGCCGGTTTTTGATAAATACACTATATAAAGCGGGACTTATCATGGATATTAGAAACATACTTAATCTTATAACAGAGAATTCGGAAGAAGTCAAGGGTTCTTCCCCGTTTTCGGATAAATTGAACGTGATGACGTTAGATCAGTTTCTCAATGCATCAGGCGTAGTAACACCTGACGAAAAAAACGTGGAAGAAGATGAGGAAATCGAAGAAGCTAAAATTGACGCACCTGCGCGTGAGTTAAGTCCAAAAGAATTGAAGGGTTATCTAGATCGTATCATGGGTAAACCTGTCACAGACCCTAAGACGGGTGCAGCAAAAAAGACTGCTCGCGGAACTGAAAAGTATGTGTCAGGCAAAACTAAGCAGGACAAGTTCAAGAAGCCTTATATTCACCGAAGTTCAGTAGTTCCAATCGTTGACCAAGACGGTAAAAAATACGACCTAGATGCCCTACGCGATTTGATAACTAGACGACCATCTAAAGTTCTCAAACAGAATGAAAAGATGCAGCACAGTGATGGCACTGCTAGTGTATTCTATAACGTGGGTCTTCCTGCTCTTAAAGGACTAGCGTATGACGAAGACGATAAAAAATTCGTGGTAATCGACACTTGCCCCGGAGCAGGCGAATGTCAGACGTATTGCTACGCCCTGAAGGGCGGATATGTTCAGTGGAAGAATGTCGCTGAAGGACAAACGCAGCTTCTGAACTTCTTGTACAACGACCCTGACGGCTTCATGGACATGATGAGCAGAGAAATCGATGCGGCTGACAAGAAGTTCAACAAGAAAGACAAGAAAACTAAACTTGTTATTCGTTGGCATGATGCCGGCGACTTCTTCTCTCCTCAATATCTCGCAATGTCGTATGCATTGGCTAAAAAGCATCCTAATGTAGATTTCTATGCTTACACCAAACTAGCATCAGTCGCTCAAGGGTCGAAACCAAATAACTTCAAGATCAACTATTCGATGGGGGCGAAGCCCGGAGAAGAGAAGCAGATTGATTTCCAAAAAACCAAGAACAGTAGAGTTGTTCCTGAAGTTCTATTCAAAGACCTTCTGGATCGCGATGAAAAAGGAAAGCTGTTCTACATAGACAAAAACGCAATCAATTCGCTTAAGCAACGCCTTGCTGCAAAATACAGTGTGCAGCCAGAATCTATATTGACATATGATGAGATGATGAAGACACCTCAGAGTAAGGAAGTAGGCAAGTGGAACGTTATCGTTAAGCCGGGCGACGGAGATGATTCTGCCAATCGCAACGACGTTCTCAACTCATTCCTGTTGATGCACTAGGGTAGCTTGAGTAAATCTTCTATAGCATAGAGATTTTTCATATAAGGGGACACATCTTTTAGTACGCTATGAGGTATGTCCCCTTTTCTACGGGGGCCGACTTTACAAAGAATTGCCTCATCGGTGTCTTTATACAACGCTTCCTCATTCACTTCTAGGAACTTGTCAAAGATTTCTTTAACCGTGTAACCTACACCATGACCTAAGCACTCGACCTTATTAGCTGGCTTTTCGATTGCTAGCTTGATAGCTTCGCAGATTTCATCAACGTGAACATAGTCACGCACACACGTTCCGTCCGAGGTGTCATAGTCATCACCGAAGATCGTGAACTCTCTAGTATAACTAGATTCCATCATCTTGTACATCAAGCCATCCGGGTTAGTGGGTGGATAACTTGACGAACCAAGAACGTTATAAAACCTAAAAATCGTATAAGGAGTAGAGGTGTGGCGCGTACAATATTCAGTGACTACATCCTCTGCGGCTCTCTTACTAATACCGTATGCGCTTTCACACAGTGCTGCTGCACCGGTAGAAGCAAAGATGAAGTTTTTCGTCTTGACCTTGTTCAGCACATTCATTGTACCGTTAAGGTTAGTGATGTAATACATGATTGGAATCACCTCACTCTCACTGACGTTGACTAACGCAGCCAGATGCACCACCGCGTCAAACTCTCTGTCAGTCTTGAACGGCTTGTTGATATCAACCTGAAAGAATTCTTTTACTGGATGTTTAGGTTTATTAACATCTAGTCCATATACCTCATAGTCCTGTTCAAGCAGCTTACAAAGGTGCGAACCGATGTATCCTGAACAGCCTGTTACCAAAATCTTTTTCATATTAAAACTCAAATAATCCTAATCCAGTAAGTTCTTCTGCTGGTTCAAACGAAGGATCCTTAGTTAGCCAAGTGTCCTTAGCAGTGTAGATGACACGAAACTTGTGCCTGTTTGTGAGTACTGACCTGACATCATCTATACAAATGATGTTTCGCTTTAGTGCAGCGATGAAATCAGCGTATTTTACTGTAGTTTCATTGCATATCTTAGCAGTACTGCTATTAGATTGCTTACCAGTAAAGCTACCGAAGCACTCATTCCAATGATGGAACACTTGATCTTCATGCGCCTTGAAGTATTCAAGATACCCGTTAGCATACCACTTCTCTGCGGTATCGTACTTATTATATGCTGCTATAATATCCGCTGCCATATTCTTCTTAGTTGTTGTGAAGAACAAGTGACTATCAAAGTTGTTAGTCCAGCGCTGGTTCTCAAGGGCAAATGTAGGAAGCTGGATAGTCTGTTCATAGAAAGCAATACCGTAGCTTTCTACAGTGCTAGGATTGAACGCTACTCGGCAGTTTGTGATGAAGTCCACTTTCTCTTGCCCGATAACGCTGACCGCAATTTTGTAATCAACACCTAACTTTTTCAAGCGTTCTTCAAACTTCTTAGCACCAGTAGCATTAGTCATGACACGGGCGGGCAATCTAGTCTGCTCAATCAAGTCAAGATAGAGTTCAGGATTTTTGCCTTCTTCCCAGCGTCCGATGAACAGAACACCTTCACGTGGTTTGTTGTATTCTTGCAACAACCCCTTTTCCGGAAGGGGAATAGGAAGATGATACGCAGCTTCCTCCCAAAATTGTAGTTGATTGAACTTGCTTTGTGTTCCGATGTCAACATTGTTGATACCCAGTTGCTTACGCATCATTTCATTGACGTTGCCTAAGAAAGGATTCTTGGTGTCTTTGAAGATTTGACTCTCAAGGTGAGTGTAAGCAATGACTTGAATGCAATCCTCAAGTCCCATAGTGCTTGCAACTTGCACAGTCTCATACGTATTACAAATAAAGGCATCATAAATATTAGTAGTTAATGCCTTGACAATTGAGTTACGAAAGTTCGCCATTCGTTCATAACAGAAACTATCACCGTACATAAAAATGGCACTGTGATCAGTGTAACGCAGCGGCTCACTAGGATAGATGATATTCGCATCTATGGAATTTAGAAAGTCGCTGCTTGATCCTTGCGGAGCTTTATCGGTGATGATGTCAACCAGCACCCCTTGTCTGTTCATTAGCTCACAAAAACTCTTTGCGAACTGACCTATACCACCGTGTGGAATTAATGTCTGCGAACTGACTAGGAATCCGATTCGCTTCATCTTCCCCACTCTACCACAAGGTTATATCCCGCATTCCTAATCTTGTTTTCATACATCATCGTTTTCTCGTATAAATCTTTCATTGGTATCTTCACCACCGGATGAATCATTTCTGGATCAAATGTATCTGGGCAACCGTGCCAGAATCTACCGTGGTACAAGTAAACAGTGTTAGTTTCAGCATCATACCCATCTACTTTGTATTGTACATCCTTTAACCACACTTGTCTACCTTTAACTTCTAATGAATCTAACCATTTTGTTTCGCTCTCACTAACAAAACTACCAGTTGACTGACTTGACCAAGCTGCTATTTGTGCCAACTTCAACTTTTCCATATTATCTTCTTTGTAACATTCTGGACATTGTCCTATTTTATTATTTGCTATGGGGTTATAATATATATTATGGTTAGTGCATCTAATATTCGCTAGTCTTTTATAGCGTCCGGAAGTATCAATATAGCATTCTGTAACATCAATATTTTTACGGTCTCGTGATGCCCGTGCCTTCAACTCTTGCAAGGTATTAGTTCTTTTTTCCCACATTTTGCCGCTTTCGTAATATCCCTTACGACAACAATACTTAAACTTTAACATTTGCCAGGGCAATGAATAGTAGGTCCCGTGCTTGCATTGATATTCGATCTTAGTATCAGTATTAACATACTCTCCTAATATCATAATACCTAACTCTGGATTTACTTCGCTTATGAACTGTTCTGTGGTTTTTTTATTAATAGGATTTGTCATGTTTCCCCTCATATTATTAAATAGTCTTCATTATTTATACAATACGAGGGGTAATAAACTATTACTATTTAGGTGCTCCACCTGTTGCCGAACAATGGCAAATGTAGCCGGTCACTATATCTAACGCCATTACGCATGGCAAGATCAGCGACATTCTTGTTGTTAAGATGATAAACACTTTCGACACCGCCGACCGGCATGAAATATACGGGGCCTTCGAACCCGCTATCACGATATAGCTTGGTTACTTCAAGAGCTTCCTGAGCATCATCTTCAGTAGCGATCACAAACTTGAGATATGCATACCCAACATTCTCGTAGCTACTAACAATGTCTGGACAGATTGCTTGTTCTCTAGACTCACCGCTACAGCTTAGTTTCGCACTGACGCTAAATGTAACCTGTCGATTGTTTTGTGAAGTTTCCCGGTCGATCAAAAACCCATACAGTTCTTCGCTCAACTCTTGTGTACCGTTTGTTTCAAATGTAATCTCCTTAAGGCCCTGCATCTTGTGATGACCGAGCAACGCAGGATAGGCACGTTGCCAGCCTAAGAGAGGTTCTCCTCCTGTGATGACGAGGTGTTCGTCTCTCCATTCTCCGAACGGTAGCAGCTTCATAATACTATCGACGATAGAATCAATGTCTCTAACAGGAGACAGATGCTTAAATCGAGGATCCCAAGATGCATATGAATCGCATCCAGTGGAGAGAAGCGGCAGAGAACCATACTCAGAATAGTCCTTTGGATTTATGTTCGCCCGCTCGTCTGACATCTGTCCTTTGGGCATCCCAAATCCGCCGCAAGTGAAGTTACAGCCAAATGTTCTGAGGAAGATACTTGGTACACCGGAATATCTTCCCTCTCCTTGTATTGAATAGAAAAGTTCAGATACTTTTATTTTGTTCATTGATATATTCCTTCAAATAATTCATGGAAACATATAGTTTTTCACAACTAAACCCTTCCTTTTTTCTCTTGCTGTCAGTAAGACACCAGCCTCTTATCGTTGTTTCGTGGACATCATAGTGTTTAGCTGCGTGTCCCATAGACGGAAACATTCCAGCTGGGGTAGTAACAAGCATCTTCCAATTAGGTCGGTCATCATGCGAAATGTGTTCAACTGTGTCTTCAACTTGAGGAACCTGATATTCCCTTCTTAGATATTCAACTGCCCGTTTCACAATCTCAACATCATCTTGAAACTTCCCCAAAGCCATATTGCAATTGGTGCACAATAACCCTCTTACTCGCTTAGTTTTATGACAATGATCTACTGCTAGGGACCTATTGCATATGTCCGATTTCCCACAGATTGCACAAGTATGGTTTTGCTCTTCCAGCATCGCTTCATATTGATCTGCGTGAATGCCAAATGCTTTTTTCAATTCTGCTCGTTTGTGCCTCTTAGCAGAATGTTCTCGGCTATTTCGTGATATTCCCTGTTGAATCATGATGTTCTCCTCTTGCAAGTATTTATGCAGGGAGAAGGCATTTTCACTTTTTACTTCTCTCCTTGGATTGAATAGAATAATTCGCTTACTTTAATTACAGCCATTGTCAACTATCTTTTCTATCATTTAGGTACCGTACTAATTCTTTGTCAGTGGGCTTTACGTTGTAGTTTTGTTTAAAGAAAATCTCATAACTATCATTACCGTATTTTCCGATTCCGTAAAGGGCTAGTGCATCTTGCTTATTCCAAGTCAAGTAGTCCTCTGACATACGGCGCAACCGTTTCTCTCTGATGTTATACATACCAAGTGGCTTGATGATGTCGATCACATCCTCCACTGTGCTATTTAGGAGACTTGTTGGGTTCGGAAACTTTTTTAAGAATTTCGGCAGTACGTATTTCACAGGCTTTCTTCCTGTTTGGTTCAGCATGATCACACCGACCATATGTTCCCATTCAGTCTTTATCTGCTGTTGAACCATCAAGTCGTCTCTTAGAGTTTCCACCAATACTCCCACGGAAAAACACACCACTGAGGGTCCTCTGTCTTATTGATAGACTCCCCGATATAATTGACTTCTGTAGGGCTAGTGTCATTGTTAACTAACACAGCAAAGCGAACATTGTTCCCCCAGACTGTTTCCCATGCGGGTTCATCGGGTAAGCAACATTTTTCCCAACTTTTCTTGATCCATTCTAACGTTTCACCGGTGTCGTTGATATCATCTACAATAAGAATATTCTTACGCTTCTTAGTGTCCCATCGACTCTTTACTGTTGCTCGTTCTGATACGGGAACATAACCGAATGCGTCTTCTGACATCCAGCAATTTGTCTCACTTTCACCGTTATCGTGCAGGTTAACCTTGAGAGTGTTCATCGGAACATCAAGGTAGTGACTGATCTTAAGCGCAGGTACTAGTCCGCCGCGAGTAATGCCAACTACATAGTCAGGCTTCCAATCGTCATTGACTATTTGTCGAATGATGGTATGGATCGAGTTATTGATTTGTTTTTCTGTGTAATATACTTTGTTAACCATTTAGCAGGTCCTCATTGTCTTCTCGGCGGCCTTCTCTGAAAGCCATGTTGCTCTGTGTCTCACGAACTTCTACTCGATAGCACCATAGACGCTCCGATTCTGCTTGACCCCACATATCAGGGATATACACGCCGTTGACATAATTGTAGAGCATGTCAGCAAGACCCTCACATCCGAGCTTCGGAAGAATAGTTAGTTTGGCCAACTTCTTTTCCTGTAGCATCATATACGTTTCAAGTTCAGGATCATCTTCTGCCACAAGGAGAGTATGATCAAACTGATCCTCGAGGATTGCTTTCAATTCCTTAAGACCACCATAGTCGGCAGCCCAATTACGAACATCGAGACTATCAGTCCCGAAGTAGAACTTCATAGAAAACGAATAGCCGTGAATAAGATTGCAATGGCTATCGGCTCGCCATTGGCGATAAGCGCATGGAAAGGCGTCGTGATACTCTTTAGTACTTGTGTACTTGTATGATACTGATTGTCCTGCCATATTTTAATCTCCTATGTTAATAATAGCACAGGCGGCAGAGTTTGTATACCGGGATGATGCCCAAAGAGACCGGTTCGGATATTTTTAGTTGAACCCATGTACAATGATTGTTCCGTAACGTAGTACAAATGTGTTACACCCAATCCTATTTAGTACTGTTTCAGCTAGTTGTGTCATTTTTACGCTATTGCCACAAACGACGGTGAGTGGAAAACTTTGCTGATTTGTCAGAACAAAGTTCTCCACCAGAGCATCAACATCTTGATGCCGTACACCATGTAAGTCTAACTTATGCTTTTCCATACAATTTGTTAAGCATCTTCTCAGCAGTGGGATACGAAGTCATCACCCCAATCACCGCGTCATCTGCATCCATTCGTTCAATCATTTCTTCAACCGTTTCCTTCTTATATGCGGGAAACTGATAAGTGTTGACTGGCAGAGTGAACGACCATCTAATATTATTGAACTTGTTATGGTTAAACTTCTCGTGTTCCATCTTTGTTTCTTTCTGCTTCTGCTACACGCTTTCGTAAATTGCTGCTACTAAAGCTGTGGTCTCTACCATTGAATATGAGTTCAATCCCTCGGTCTTGACATTCTCCTCGACCAGTGAAGTCTCTATGTTCATACTCTACACCTAGTATACGACAATCTAGGGGCAACGTCAAGAGTAAATCTATCAAATCTTTTTCCGTTTCATAGATAACAATCTCGTCAACAAAGCGACAAGCACTAAGTTGAATCTGCCTCTCTACAATACTTTGAACTGGCTTGTTCTTTGTATCTGGTCGGTCAATAGTAGGATCGGTCTGCAACCCGCAAATTAAGTAGTCACAATGATTCTTAGCTTCTGAAAGCATTGCAATGTGACCCGCATGTAGCATATCAAAGGTCGAGAAGGTAATGCCAATCGTGCGACCGTTCTCTTTTAGTTTCTTAATCTTGTTGAAGATCATTAGCACTTGCCCATACGAGCAATACTAAGAAACTCTGCTCTTGCTGCGGCGTCGTTCTTGAATCCACCACCCAAACGTACTGTCACCGTAGAGGAACCGGTATCCTCAACGCCGCGGCTTTTAACGCAATAGTGTTGAGCGTCAATCATGACCGCAACATCTTCTGTTTCGAGAATAAAACGAAGTGCATGGAATACCTGTTCAGTCAAACGCTCCTGAATCTGAGGACGCTTGCTGAAGTATTCAACGATGCGATTGATCTTTGATAGACCAAGAACCTTTTCATTCGGGACATAAGCTACAGTAGCAAGACCGTCGATGATGACAAAGTGATGTTCACAGTTAGATTGCACATTCACGTTGCGTTCAACGACCATCTCGTTATACTTCATCTTGTTGTCAACTGTAGTACACTTCGGAAATGCCTCATAGTCGAGGCCCCAAAAGATTTCACCTACATACATTTTGGCAACACGCTTCGGAGTTTCGATAAGACTATCATCACTCAGGTCAAGCCCTAAGGTTTCCATGATATCCTTAAACTTGCGTTCAATGATCTCAATTTTGTCGGTTCTGCTGAGATTGTTTTCGATAGTGGGAGTTTCAACTCCCATATTCACTAGATGTTCGTGAACGCGACGACCTAATTCGGGGTCACATTTATTTTTATTAAAAGACATAGTTTTTCCTTTCAAAGTATCTAACGTTAATACCCAACGGAGAATAATTCTCAAGTTGTAGCCTTTGTGCTACATTGTTATTTAGTCAACTGAAAAAAGAATTAAAAATATCAATTTTCTCTTGTTCAAGATTTCTTGAAATTTCACAATTGTTAATCTTCGTGATAGTGAATGTGTCGCCCTCTTGGGTAAGCAGCGGGAACAACAACAGTTTTTCAAACTTTTCAGCTTCGACCTCTGTCATATTTAAGACAAAGCCTCGCGGCTCAGTGGTTAAAGTTCTACTATCACTGCCAACAGAAATGGTTGCTCGTCGAGCCTGCTCATCGTACCGTAATCTATATTTACATTTAATGTCGAGGTTTAGAGTATCAATCCAATCTCCTAAAAAATAGACCTTTGGACTATTATCTTCGCAAATTTGCATGATGTATGTAACATGGTCATTCAACGCTTCGAAACTTTTAGGTTCAAACTCATAATACAGGGGAATAATGTTTTTAATTGCAGGATGCATATTTTTATCTTTCTTCAAATACATTGTTAAATTGATTATTTACCCGAACAAAGGTCGTGCATTTGCTAAGATGAGTAAGATGACTTGCACCAACATAAGTGCAGGCACTTCTTAAGCCACCAACAATATCCTTGATAGTATCTGCAACTGGCCCTTTATAAGGAATCTCTACTGTACGGCCTTCACTACTACGATACGCTGCTACACCACCGTGATGCTTGTCCATAGCAGTGTCACTGCTCATTCCGTAGAACTGTACTTTGCGGTCGCCTCGTAAAATAGGATCACCGGTTTCGTCACAATATCCAGTCTGTTTCCAGCGAGTGAACATTTCACCGCCGCCTTCGTCATGGCCAGCAAGCATACCCCCTAGCATCACGAAATCAGCGCCGGCTCCGAATGCCTTAGCAACATCTCCTGGGCATACACATCCTCCGTCGGAGATGATATGTCCACCAAGACCATGAGCAGCATCAGCGCACTCGATGATGGCGCTAAGCTGAGGGTAACCAATGCCAGTCTGAATACGAGTTGTGCAAACGCTCCCAGGGCCGATGCCCACTTTAACGATGTCGGCTCCGCGTAAAATTAACTCCTGTGTCATGTCTGCTGTAACAACATTACCCGCGATAATTGTGTGACTGGGGTATTCTTTTCTAACCTTAGCAACAAAGTCACCAAAGTGTTCGCTATAGCCGTTAGCAACATCAATACAGATGAATTTAGTTTGTGGGTTTTCAGTCAGGACAGACTGCAAACGCTCAAAATCTTTTTCGCTAGTACCAGTGCTTACTGCATAACGATGAGCATATAGCTCAGAAGGAATCGTTGTGTTAGTTTTTACTAAACAAGTAAACAAGTTAAGTGGTTGCAATGCAGTTGCCATTTCAACGGTGCCTACGCCATCCATGTTAGAAGCCATGATAGGGACGCCGCGCCATTGAGTACCGCTGTACTTGAATGTATATGTACTTTCTAACACCACTCCGTTACGACTAGCAAGTGTTGACCGCTTTGGGCGAATCAACACATCACTAAAGTCAAGCAGTATCTCGTTTTCAATACGCATTAATACTTTGCTTCCTTAGAATATTTGCGGTAGTCTTTTGACATACGCAACCACTGCTCCCCCTTACCTTCAATGATGTCAATCACACGATCAACAGTCTTGTCAGTCCAATCACTGAGCTTGCCCATGTTGGGATGAGCCTTACGAAGCAATGGATCCAGCTTGTTCACTGCGTCATCAATCGACCACGGAATGTAAAGTCGTTCTGGGTCGTTTGCAAACGTCTCGGGAAAGCTACGATACGCAGGGTAAAGCACATTGCATCCCAAAGCATCAGCTTCGCTTGCAGTATTAGAAACCCAGTCTTGAAGCGCACAGTTGAAAACAACACGACTATCATTGAGGATTTCGTAGTACTTCTGCTTGTCTAGATTTTCGTAGACAGTCAGCTTGCCGCTATCTTGCATCTTGCGAGTACGAGCCATGTAACTTTCATTATTTGACTTCAACGAACTCCCGCTGCAAACAACAAACTCTACGTCCTTGCTAGGAAAACGTTCCCTCCACGCTTCAACAAGGTCCATGTAGAAATCAGGCTGCTTCTCTTGGTCCCAACGTGCAGAGAACACTACGCGAAGGCGTCGATCAGTAAAGTTCCTAAGCTTGTCTCCAAGCCGTTGAATTACTTCATTCTTACCAAAAGCAAGCCCGGAGATATTATAGATAGGAGCAGTCCAACCCGCCACCTTCATGTGCATTACCATTTCTTCGTTAGTTGCAAGAACTGCACCGCCCGAGATAGAAACGATGCTGTTAACCATCTGTTCATATTGACTCATCCAAAGACCCATGCCCCAAACATGAACAAAGTCATCTGGATCGATTGCTTGAGCAAGACAACGAACAAAGATACGAGGACGAAGATTATCAGGAACTTGATTGATGATGTACCCGAGACTCTCAAAGCCCGGCTGGAACATGTCTTCAAAGTAGATTACATCTTCGTTGGTCACCTTACCTTGTTGCATCATCTTAACCAGGTTCATCATCTGACTCATCGCAAAGTAAGAGCGACCGTGTGCGTCAAGTACCTGCCCAACAACAATCTTTTGACTGTCATCAAGAGTTTCACCGGGAACGTAAGTAACATCAAGACCGCGCTGGTCAAAGACACACCTGTTCCATTCAGTTAGTTGTAAGGTATAACGGGCATTGTATGCTTCCAAACCCATGTAGTATAATCTACGCATATTGTTTTCCCTATGCCCGTTTGCGGAAGCTCTGGTTCTTAGCTCGGACCGGCACAGAACTCTTACGCTGGGCATTCTGCTCCGCTTGTTCCTTGAAGCGGATACGATCAACTTCCCACTGATCCTTTACAGTCTTACCTGCAAGAGCCTTTTGGTGTTGACGCCAGACATAGCTCTGACCGCTGTACAAGTCTCGCTCGTCGAATCTGTAACCGTATTCTCTACAGAAATCACGATACAGATCCAGATCGTTGAAGATTTGATTGACGTTAGACTTGTTATTAAGATTTGCCATTGAATAACTCCTTAGATGGCGATTGAATGTACAGGTTTAAAAATGTTGTAGTAGATTGTGGCACCATTCTCACCGTCTTCTGAAACGGTAATCTCAATGTCACGCTTAGGATAGCGAGTTGCAATCATATCATATAACTCGTCGCTAACCATTTCACACGACCGATAGTCTAGCTGCATCAATCCGTCGTTGAAAATCTTTTCGAGCCAGCGTTTAAACTGAATAAACTCGATGTCTCGGTCGTTGTGAAATACTTGAATCCCCACCGTAAAGTGAAAGATGTGTCGGTGAGGGAAACCTAGAAAACTGACATCGAACTCATCACCTGTTGCCAGTGCTGGATCAGTGTCGGCTCCCGGATACTTGTGAATGCCTTCACGCTTAAAGGTTACCCAGATCATTCGTCTAGCCTGATCCTTAATTCTACGGCGATGTTCTGCTTGAGCAGCAATTCTAGCTGCCGACACGTTATCAATAGTCATAGTCATCATGTCCTGTTGTTTCGTGAAGTTCTTCAAACTTCAATCGATTGAGCCGCGTGAGTTCTTCATAAACTGCACCGCGTTGTACGTGAATCTCAAGTGAGTTTTCTTCGGCCTTCTCCGCCGCATTTGCTTGAGCAGTCAGAGAATCGAATTCTTTTTGTAAAAGATAAATTTCTGTGTCATAGTCTGTCATTCTAGCACACCTTCCATTGCGTCGTCACTGTCTTCAATTTCTTCATCTTTGGGGTCGCTGTCTGCGACTTCAAATAACTGGTTAAACATTGTGTGGGCATTGACTGTCTTCTTACCAGAGAACCCTTGCCCTGCCTTCATCTGAGTCCAAAATCTACTATGTGATTCTAGCAAATCTAAGCTCTGTTGTCTATCCTTAAGTGAGAAAATCTCATCAACGATTTGCCCAAATGTTCTACCATCGAATCGATCAAAGACCATCTTAGGCATGATGCCCTGCTCATAACGACGATTCGCTTCCTGTACAGCAGTCATGTGCTGATACACATTATGTGCCTGAATGAGAGTGTAGCTAAGAGTATCCCAGCTAGTCTTCGTCTCCTTGCCGTGTTGACCAATAAAGCCTGGACCACGGAAACAAAGGTCCTTCATCACCATCATTTCCGTTACCGGACTGTCAGTAAACAACATATGAATACCATCAGCTAATACACCGTCACTGAACTTACGGGTGTCAGTAGCATAATTCTTGTCCTCGGCCGTCTTCTCCATAGCATACGTCCACTTACTATCGTGTTCGAACGTGTTGTTATTGTAAACAAGACCCTTTGCCGCAGCAAAGAACGGAGACGCACAGTCAAATGTAATCTGTAGGTTTGGATTATGATACTTGCGAACTGCCTTTTGAATATCAGTAAAGATTACAGCATACTCCATGATTGAAGTGCCGAGACAGTGAATCAAGTCGTGCTTACCTTCTTCAAGATAGCCGTCATGAATGATGTTGATGATTCGTTTAAGCATCAAGTGAACATCGATCTTGTTTTGACCACCGAATGCCCAGCCGTTGAATGCCTTGTCACCGTAGATGTTAGTATCGCAATACTTCTTCATTTCTTCATACCAGTCATCAGACTGCGTATGATTGCGTCCTTGTAGAACGTTTAGAAACTTGCAACGACCATCACGATTAGCAACAAAATACTCATTGTTGATATGTGTGGCTGTGATTGCTTCTTCAATAGTGCTGATACCGTGTGCGGACTTGCCGGTCTTCTTGTCAACGATGTGATACGTTGTCAAAGACTGCGATGGAATATCAAGACACATGCCGTAGTCCATGTACTCATCCATCCACTTAAGAACTTCTGTACGCTTCTTCATTGCACGAGGGCAGTTGGGGTCTTTCCAATCAGCAGGCCATTGACATTTTAGAATCTGGAATCCACCAGAGTCACCTAACATGAATGTATTCTGGCGATCACGCTTACGAATGATCGATTCGTTGTTGTCGTCCTTCGTGATGTCTAGATTAGCGTGACCAGCAGAGTACAGTCCCCACTTGTACGTGTACAAGCCTTCCTTCTCGTTTAGAAAGTTTAACTTCTCAACATCACCGTTGAATGCCGCAGGAATTCTCGCCGCGTCAAAATAGTTTTCACCTTCACGCTGCTTGCCAAGACCTGCGATGAAGAAAGACGAGACTGCTGGCAAAAACAACGCCCAATCTGGGTTATGTGATGCTGAGAGATTAATTTGTTCCAAGTTTCGGCTCTTCTTTAATTAAGATTTGTACCATCTTGATCTTATCGTCAAGATTCTTTTTCTGTTTGACCAAGTCGGCGATAGCAGCATTAGACTTTGATAACGCTTCAAGTTCGGCATCTTCCTGCATCTTCTTGGCAGCCCAATCAATAACCGTTTCAGCATAAGAAGTTAACCTAACCGAAGCATGACCGCTGTTTAACGTAACCCAGTGTTTCCCGTCATACACTTCAATCCTTTGCTGCGAAGGATTGAACCGCATATCGCCGACGTTCATATAACCTGAACTAGTATTTATATATGTGGTTCCGGGCATTCCGCCGTCGACCACAACATACTTCCCCAATCCATTTACTGTATTGATCATTTACTTCGCTTGTGCGGGCAAACGATAGCAATAAGTTGCAAGACCGCTATCTACAAGGATTTCAATAGCACCTGCGTCTGCTATGCGAATCTTTTTGTCACCGGGAAGATCCATGATTGCGAGGAATACCTTGACAGGCCAGTTCCACGCACGAGACAGAGTACCAGTAACGCCCGGCTGGAAGACAAAGTTACCGGAGTGAGTAGAAATGTCACCGAAGTAAATCTTAAGGTCTCCGTTATCAGTCTTGGTGTTGAACGTGAGTTCTTCGCTATTAGCAGAAGCCTGCTTCTTCAAGCGGTTGATTCCGACAACAGTAGGTTCAAACTCAACGTCCCATGTAGCACCGCGGAACTTAACGTCCTGCACCTTAGCTTCAACGATATACCTGAACATCAGGCGGTAGTCGTTAACGAAATCACCCGTTGCAGTTTCAAAGTGGATACGAGCAGGAGCATCTTTTTCACCCGCAGAGTCCTCTCGGATGAGATTGATCTTAGCATCGTCATCGTATTCAGCAAAACCAATAATAGTCTTTAACTTAGATAGGTTAGGCATGCCAAAAGTGCCTGCAAACTCTGGAATCGGTGTCTTGAATGAACCAGTGACCACAGCCTCCCGTTGTTCCGAATATGCACTAAATTTTGTTTCTGTGTCGGTTCCCACGATCTTGACAAGATCAATGATGCCGAGGGCATGAGTGTGTTCAACTAGGTCGAGCAAGTAGTCTTTCATTATGTGTTTCCTTTGTTAATGATATTTAGGATTTTATACTGTGTATAATAGTGGATTTCTTTGCGCTTGTCAATGCTCTAGTTAACCGAAACTGAAAAGATCACTGGCAGTACTGTTAGTGTTAGTATCTACTCGGATATTCCAGTTTAGAACACCCAATAGATTGTCGATCTTCTCATCAACTAGCTTTCGTTCCATGTCTAGATCATCGAAAGGCAGTTCAAGGAACCATTGCGGAAGTCTAAGTTCGTCTGTAGGATATGCGACAGAAGTAAAGCCGAACATGTTATCTTTGAGAGAACAGACGATAACCTTCATGCCGTCGACAATCTTCTGACTATACTGATCACTATTCATCCTACGAAGATAGTTGTAGTTGATAGCAGCTTTAGCATGACCAACTGCACACTTACCAGTCTTCTCAAACTTGATAGTGTGATTAGTCAGATTGTTGACAGACTTCGGATTTCCCTTAGTCCAACTATCTTGTGTAGAGAGCCAAGTCTTGAACTCACGAATCTTGTCAACGACATCATCGCGGTTCTTACCTTCCTGAATGACCATACAAAGCACTTGCATCAAGAATTCTTGAACATACTTCGGCGTATCAGCACGTTTCAGATCAAGACCCATTGCCTTGACAGAGCCTAGCTTACCGTTAGTGTCCTGTCGCTTGCCTTCCTTATCGAAGATGTTGATAGCATAACGCTTCTTCGTGATGAAGATCGCACGATCACCGATCAATTCTCGACCAGCCTTGATGATTTCACCGTTCTTGCGCGGGGCATGAAACGCCTTCTCCATGAAAGCCGGGAAGCTATCATTAGCTTGGTCTGCGATGTTGTCGTATAGTTCGACACACAGTTCCTTGCTCCACTCTAGCTCTCCCCTTTCAATCTGAGGCTTGAGTGCAGGATATGCAGTGAAGTAGCAGGAGTCAGTGTCGCCATAGACGATAGCTTTACCGTCATGCTGATAAGTGCCTTCAACGATTTCATTGATTTGACTCATCATGTGCTTGACAATCTGGCGACCAGACAACGTGACAGATTGACCGATGCGCTTGTCGTAGAATCGACAGTGTTCGTTCAAAAGCGCGCCGTATGCAGAGTTTAGCAGAATCTTACGAACAAGCTGACGCTTATCGTAGTACTCGTACATATCAGTACCGTACGCTTCTTTAGCTTGCTTCTGAATAGCTTTACGTTCTGTATACCAGCGAGACAGCAGACCCGGAATGATTCCTTCTTTCTCGTAAGTGAAGATGGTTCCGTTAGCTGAAAGGATCCAAGGACGATGACTATCAAAGATCATCTTCCAGATTTCAGCAGCAGACTTTTCTTCACTGCGACCGTCTGCATAATCAATCGTGAGCGTCGTCCCGCGCTCTTGGTTCATCACAGCAGTATACTCTAGTGAACCAAACAGACCTTCCCAAAGAATAGCACCAGTGACAGCTTCTGCATCATCCCCGTTCTTCTTTTTGCGCTTATCTTTAGCTAGCGAAAGGCTCTTATCATTCATATATTGATCAGTAAGCGTTTGCCTAACCTGACCCACGATAGTTTCAGGGGCCATGTTCAATGCACGAATAGCAGAAGGATACAGCGAGTTGATGTCAACTGCTCCTACCCATTCGTGAATGCCTTTGTGCGGAGTAGCCACGTAAGCACCCGCTGCCTGAGAGACTTCATCGTGAGAGTCTTTACGCTTCTTGTCCGGAACGACGAAGCCACGAGCATGTGATTCGTTCATTACTGCCATTTCGATCATCGCCACTGACCCCATGACCGTTGGGAGTAGCACAGTGTTCTCATGCGCTAGGGCGTTTGCAAGATCAAGAAACTTTAGCTTATTGTGAATCTTGAACACAAGCATCGTGTCCTGACGGTTATACTCGATGAACTTTCTAAAGTCCTTGTTGTATAGCTGATCCAATGATCCTTCGTATTGAGTCTTGCGTTCACCTAGTTCATACTCACCGATCGCATCAAGTGAATAGCTGTGACGAGATTCGTAGTTATACTTCTTGTAGAGTTGTAGGTAGTCAAGATGAATACGACCAACAAAGTCATATGTCTGTTCGGCCTTACCGAAACGCTCATAAGTACGAGGCTTCGGAAGCTGACCCATCAGACAGAACCTGCGAGTGTCGTTCTTACTCATCATCCGAGTAACCCGATTCACCATATAGGGAACGTCGTACCCTTCTGAGTTCCAGCCAGTGAGTACGTCTGCATCTTCGATAAGATCAAAGAACGTATCGAACATTTCGATTTCGCTGCGGAACAGGAACGTGTTCGGGAAGTCTTTGACTAACTCTTGTGCAGTCTCATCGGTCATGTGCCTCGGAGGAATCGCAAGAGTGATCAGATGATCCAGCCAGTCAAGATAGAGCGTGATCGCCGTCACTGCATTGAATGGGTCATCTGTGGGACTGAAACCGCGTTCCGGGTCAAAGTCCACTTCAATGTCGAAGAAGCAAGTATGAAGTTTAGGAGGCTCTGCGTTTAGATAGTTTTCAGACAGGCACCTAAAGACCACGTTAACGTCACTCTCGAACAACTTCTTGTTAGAGTGAATTCTGCGCTCCTTCTCGAACTCTGCACGTTTTCGTGTAGAGAAACGAGATACAGGGTCTCCGTAGATAGAACGCTGCTTTCCTTTCGGGTCAGAGTAATAAAAAACATAGTTGGTACTATATTCCTTATAGGCCCGCTTACCTTCGGGAGTACGCTCTACTACGTAAACCTTATCCGCGCTCTGTTCTAAGATTGCGTCAACGTATGCCATCAGTTAGTCTTGCCAACTGTCTCCAAAATAGTGTTGAGTTCGTCGTGGGCTTCATTTTCTTCGTTCAGGCGCTGTTTATGCGCGATACGAATTGCTTTCTTCAATACGCTAGGCTTAATTTCAAGTTCCTCAGCGATTGCCTTACTCGTGTCAC